TGATAACGAGATGTTTGTAAACGTGCCTTGGCAGGATACAGACACGGATACAGTTTACACGTTACCTGTAGCTTCAAGCTCTGCATTGGGTGGAGTTAAGGTAGGGTACAATTCGAGTCAACCAAATTTTGGAGTACAGTTGGATGGTGACAGTAAAATGTTTGTGCAGCTTCCTGATGCTAGTACAACTGCTAAAGGAATAGCTCGCCATCACGCTGACAATTTTGATGTATCTCAAGGTGTTGTAACAATTAAAGATGGTGGGGTAGCTACTGACGAGATAGCTAATGACGCAGTAACTAGTGCTAAGTTAGCTCACAATATAACAATACAAAACGACCTCACTGTTACAAATGATCTTACTGTTTCTGGAAACCTAAGTATTGCTGGAAACACTACAATCGTACATGAAAACGTAAATACGACGGAGAGGTTATCCATAACTAATGATGGAACTGGCCCAGCTATTTTAGCTAATCAAAAAGGATCACAACCTATAGTTAATTTTAAAGATGATGATACGTCTGTCTTCTTCATCAAAGACGGTGGTAATGTAGGTTTAGGTACGGATGAACCTTCAGTTAATCTAGATATAGAAGGAGCTAATAATGTAATAGCAGACCTTGTATCAACGACAGCGAATGCTAATACCACTATAAGATTTAGAGATAAAAGTTCTACTGAAGTAAACAAAGCAACGATTGGTTATGATGGGACTGCTAATGGGTTGGTCATAACTACTGGTAATTTTACTGCTGGTAATGGGATTTTTATCAATGATTCCCAAGACGTAGGTATTGGTATTGATAATGTCCAAACTCAACCCTTAGCCAAACTAGACGTTCATGGAAATCTGAGGATTGATGATGTGCAAACTTCTAGTTCGGATGAGGTTTTAGTCTATAATACGACAACTAAGATAGTTGAAAGAAAGGTTCTTACTGATACTGCTGTTACTTCTAATTTTACTGCAATTAAAATCCCCTCTTTTACGGGTTCTTCAGGGGCTGCTGATCACAGGCAAACTTTTGGTTCTGGAAACGAAACAACATGTTTACATGATGGTGATAACAATGAAACCAAAGTAGAAACTGCAACAAACAACACGTACACAATAGCTGCTGACACACTTAAATTAAAAAGAATCACAGGTATTGGAACCGACCAAGAACAAGCGTATGCTAATTTCACTTCGGGAGGAGCTGCTGAATTATATTATGCTGGAGCAGCTAAGATAGCTACTACTACCGCTGGAGCTACAGTTACGGGTACTTTAACTGCTGGTAATTTATCAGCAGCGAACATAACAGCTACTGATGATTTAACTGTAAATTCACTTTTGACAGCTAGTGATATCGTAGGTTCTGGTCTTGTTTCTTTAACAGGAGGAGGATCATCTTCGCCTACTGGAGTTAATGGATTGCATTTGATGTTTGATAGCAGTGGAGGTACTGCTCATATTAATGCACAGCAAAATGGGACAAGTAACAGACATTTATCATTTAAGGCTGCTTCTTATAGTTTCAATAGTGGCAATGCGACATTTGCTGGAACTGTTACTGGCACAAGCTTTCATCAAGACACTCAAGTAGCTAGCTCTTTTTATGAGGCTACCTTTGATAGTGATGTGACGGTTGGTGGTAGTTTAGTTCTTCATACAGATAATACGAAAAATTACATATCCTCTCAAGATACTTCTAAAGATCTTATCATCAGGAACACTGGGTCTGGAAAAGACATGGTTCTGCAAGTTACTTCTTCTGGAGGCACTGCGGAATTATTTAGGTTAAGGGGCGTTAGTTCTAAAGAGATAGTTTCATCAGCCAACTTTGAAATACGCAACGGCACAAGCAGTAGGCACATTAATCTGTATGAAACTTACTCAGACTCCTCTAATTACGAGAGATCTTTCTTCAAACATGCTTCTAGCTTCTTGGAGATAGGAACTGAAGGTCTAGGATCAGGAGCGCAAACAGCGAGTGGAATTAAGTTTAAAACTAAAGGTGTAACAGCACTAAGATTAGATGCTGGTGGTCTTGTCACTGTTGAAAGCAGAAACTCTTCATCAAGCAATAATATATTAAGTGTAGGTGGTTCTCTTAATGGATACATGAGTGTCCGACATATTGAAGGCAAGTCATCAATTGCAAATTCTCATGGGGCATTATATCTGAATTCTCTAAGTAGCCATACTATATTCATGGCAGGAGGGGGAGGGAATATATTCATGACAACTGGAGGGGGCAAGGTGGGTATAGGAACCTCAATGCTTACTACAGATGTTGGTGGGTCAAAGCTACAAGTAGATAAGTACACAGTAGGTTCTAATGGAAACCAATCTGTAACTGGCACGGCTGCTATATTTACGGACAGTGGTAATGATGGTTTATATTTAGGTGTTAAGAACGCTAGTTACCCAAATAGGGGGTATGCCTTCAAAGTTACTAATAATGGTGTTAACTCTGATTTCACAATCGTAGAACATGGATTAAATGGCGACAGGTTTACGATCCAGACTGGAGGTAATGTTGGTATAGGAAATACAAGTCCTGATACTTATAAACTTCAACTTGGTGCAGCAGGAGATAAAATTGGTGTGGATTTATCGTCAGGGGGCGTAACGAGAATTTCTGAAATTGAACTTTATGAGCCTAGTGATGGTTCGCTAAATCTTAGAACTAACAACGCCTCTACTGGTGGAATAAATTTCCATACACAATCATCACCGAGAGTTACGATTGCCAGAGGCGGTAATGTAGGTATAGGAACTACTAATCCAGTCCAAAAACTCCAAGTTCAGGGAACAATTCTCAAAACCCGTAGTGATTCAGCTATTGGATTAATATATCTTCAAAATGATGGATCACAGAATGGAAATATAGTAATTAATCAGAATGGTGGTGTAACAAGAGTGCAATTACATTCTGACGGAGATAGTTACTTTAATGGAGGTAAAGTTGGTATAGGAACCACAACTCCATCAGAGAAGTTAGACGTTAAAGGAACTGCTAAGATAGGCAGTAACTCGACAACTAATTGCCATTTGATAGGTAGTAAAGGATATTCACTAACTGGTAGTTTTACAACAGGTTTAACAGTTACGTTAGTAGACCACACAGCATGTCATGTAAAAGTATTTATATCAGGTGATTGGAGTAATCACAGTTCAGTCGCTTATGTTGGTGAGTTTCTTATACAGAACACTGGCAATGTAGGCACGTACAATGAACCAGGAATTATACTAACAGAATACGATAATTTAACAAGTGACCGAGTTGCAGCAAAGATTGTAGACGGCACATCAGATGACTTTGAAATCCAATTCCAAGCGGTATCATCAAGCTCAACAGGACTACCAGTATCAGCAAAAATAACTTACCACGTAATGGGAGACGCAACATCAGTATCATAAAATGGCAGATCAAACTATACCATCAATAAAGAATTTAAGAGGTAATATTGGAATTGGGATTAAAAATCCTACGGCAAAACTACATGTTGGCCCATCAGCGTTAGTAAGTGGTTATACTCCATCAACTACGACTTTAGCTGTTAGTGACACAACTAATGGAGCGGAGTTACTTCTTAGAGGTCAATCACCAAGGATATGGTTTGATTCAACATCTGGAGGAATGGGTGAGATGTATTTGGATGGGGTGCAGCTTAATATTCTTTCAGGTACGCCAACGTCAGCAGGGTCATCAAGACTCTATATAAAGGATATTGGTGATGTTGGTATTGGAACTACAACTCCAGACCATAAGCTCCACATCAAAGGGGATGCTTTACGAATTGAAGAAAGTGTAAATGCTAGACACTTAGATATCGTTCCAGCAGTTAGTGGGCAGCCCCATAAGTTTACAAGCACAACTACTGGTTCTGGATATCAGTTTGAAAATAGTTCTGGCACTATCGCAATACTAGATGCAAATGGTTCAGCTTTTTACCAAGACCTAACAATAGCCTCATCAAATTTAAAACTTAGCTCTGCTCATTATGTGCAGTTTGGTAGTGCTAATGTTAGAATCCAAGGAAGTAATGGTTCTAACTATTTAAAGTTTTATACAGCGGGTGTAGAAAGATTAGCCATATCTAATTTAGCAGCCACCTTTTCTGGAAATGTTGTTATTTCGGGAGGTTTGACGGTACAAGGAACGACCACAACGATAAACAGTACAACTGTTTCTGTTGATGATAAGAACATTGAATTAGGTTCTGTTGCTACCCCAACAGATTTAACTGCTGATGGGGGTGGTATTACTCTTAAAGGAGGTGAAGATTACACAATCAACTGGAGTAATTCCACTGATTCATGGCATTTTAATCAAGGGATTACAGTTGGGGAGAATGACACAGGGCATGATGTTATTTTTTATGGGGCTACATCAAATAGATATTTAAAATGGAATCAAGCAGAGGACAGGCTAAACCTTAGAGACAATACAAAGTTCTCAATAGGTAATTCAAACGATCTACAGCTAGAATTCAACGGTACACATGGCTACATAAAGAATAATGTTGGAGGTAGTTTGTACATTCAGACGGCTAATACTATCCAACTAGAAAACTCTTCTGGTCAGGATATGTTAACTGCTGAGAGTGGTGGTGCAGTAAAATTATTTCATGGGGGTAACTCAACAGCAAAACTTCAAACTGGTGCAGGTGGCATCTTTGTCACTGGAAAGATGACCTCTGACTCCATTGCCACAGGTTATGCAAACAGCTTGGAGCTGTTTTCATCAGGGACTCATAATTATATATCCTCACAATCTTCAGGTAGTAATTTATACATAAGAAACACAGGAGGAGGTCAGATTCTTTTAAGACCTAAAACGGGCGAAGAAGGGATAAAACTCATACCTGATGGAGCAGTTCAGCTTTACCACGATGGTGTTCTCAAACTATCCACTGCGGAAGGGGGAGCTGATGTATCGGGTACATTGGGCACAACAAGTATAAATTTAGATGGCGAGCTAAACTTCGTAACGAATGGTAATAAATTTATAGACGTTTCTACATTAGCTGACAGTAATTCTTTTAATATCAGGCATCATAACCCAACTGGAAACGCATTTGAACCAGCCTTCCAGTCAGTAGCTAATGGAGCCACAACTCTGTATTATGATGGGGCAGTTAGATTCGCTACCACGGTTGATGGGATTCAGTTATATGGAAATGGTTATATAGATTTACCTGATAACGGACGAGCTAGGTTTGGAAATGGTTATGATTTAGCCATTTACCACACAACTACGGGTAATAACTCTTACATAGATAATGTTACTGGTGACCTATTTATTAGAAACAACAGTAATGATGGAGTCATCATAGGGCACAATGCCAATAAGGGGTTAATTTATGTGCCAGATGGAAGGGTGGAGCTGCGGTTCAATGACTCTAAGAAGTTCGAGACTACAGATGATGGGGCTAAAGTAACAGGGGATTTGAGTGTTGATAGCATCACAATGAATGGCAGCCCACAAGCAGGAGAGGTAAGATTCACGAGAGAAGGAATAAACAACTCTACATATACAATGCTTTGCACTGTGACTGGAGATCGCCTTGCATCGATCATTGATATGACGATCACGGGAACTAGTAGTAATGTAGTCCTAAATTCTTCTTTTGAAATACTAGTAAACCATCATCAAGACATCCATGTAAAATCTATAAGTGGCGATTACAAAGAAGTCACACTAAGGATAACCAGTGATAATAATGAAGATTTTTCTATTGAGGCTAAACACAATGGTAGCACGACTACACCAATAGAAGTTTGTATCTTTCCAAGAGCACAGGAAACGGTTACGCCTACAACCACAGATCCTAATTACACAGGTACAGAATATGTACACACTGCTACTGAAGGTTTCAGGTTTGGTGGTACTGATGGAAGTACTGAGTCTTCTAACTTGGTAGTTGATGGTAAAATTGGGGTAGGAACTATTAGCCCAAGCTATCCATTAGCTCTTAGAGCAACAAGCGCATCCCATCAAATTGTTGCTGTTAATCGTCCTAACAGCGATACGGCTGCATTATTTTTAGGCAACAACTCAGGACTTAATGGAATAATTTCAGCTAACAATTCAGATTTACTTTTTGGAAAAGATTTTGGTAATACATTTTTTGAGGGTTTTAGATTAGATACAAATGGCAATTTAAGAGTTGGCAATGGAACAAACATTTTTCTATGGAGAGATAACAATCACAATTTCCTAAATTATGCTAATTGGGTAGCAAGCACTGGCAGTCAGTTAACTGTTCAAAATAATGGATCTGGGGGCATACATCTAAAAGCAAACGGTGCTAATTCAGATGTTATTTTTTCAGCAAAAGACGCAACTACTCTTAACGAGTTAATGAGACTCGACGGCTCGACTGGCAGAGTTGGAATAGGTACTACAAGCCCTCAACACAGACTCGATGTTGATGGTACTATACGTTCGACTCACAATATTGTATCAAGCCAAAACTACACAGCTTTAACTATTGGTTCCGATAGAACCATCGATGATTATGGAGGTTTAAATAAAGATTATTGGAAAGTAGTTTTAAGAACTGATGGGGCTTCTACTACAGGCGGTTCGAGTCAGCATAGATATGGTGACTTAGTTTGGTCTGCCGTTGATGGTAATGATACGACCTTTCATGAGAGGCTCGTGATGAGGGCTGGAGGAAATATAGGTATAGGTGTTTCTGTTCCATCACAAAAGCTACACACAAGTGGCAATGGTGCATTTGGTGTTTCTGGAAGCAGTACTGCTAATGGAGTCTTTCTAGGAGGAACAAGCACATACTATGGGGCTGCTTTAATAGGTTCTTCAAGTTCTTATGCCCCAACGGGTAAGTTATCCATACAAATACCGACTCACGGAGTAGGGACAGATTATGGGCTAACTGAACAAATGGTAATTGAAGTAATTAGCCCTGACACTAAAGATGGAAGGATTGCTATGTTGCCTCATGGAGGAAATGTAGGCATAGGAACTACAACTCCAAGTCGCACATTACATATAGTAGATTCAGCAGGGCCAACCATAAGATTTGAAAGGCATAATAACTCTAATTTAGAGTTCCAGTTTGGAACTACCAATGCCTCAATTTTAGGTGCAGGGGAAATTCAGTTTAGAGCAAATGGTGCTTCTTCTAATTCGTTTATTATTAACCACACTCAAATCCAATCAAACGCCAAGCTTCTTGTTAATACCAGTTCAGGTATTGATGTACATACTAGCGATAATGGAACCATTATCCAAAGTGGGAACTCATCCGCTACAGGAACACCAGACCAGTTCTTCTTGAAGCACAATTCAGGTGGTGTTGAAATTGGAAATGAAAGAGGTGATATAAAAATCACTAAAGGAATGTTAAACCCTTTATTTAGCGATCAGGGGGGTGGACTTGATCAAGAAGCGATGAGGTGGTCGTATTCGCCTTCTCCGAGTGGTTATTATTTATCATTAGACACAGAAATTCCAGCAGGTGGTGTGGTCAGATACCACTGGAACATGAAGAATAATGGCACTGCTTACGATGATGTAATGGTATTTGATAGGGGGAATGTCCACATAGGAGGTACTGATATAACAGCAAAGCTTTCTATACGAGATGATGGTTCTTTAACTCAAGACATTGTACACATTAAAGGTGGGGGTTCTTCTGGAAACTTCGACATGTTGAAGGTCGAAGCTAACAATGGCGATGATATCTTTAGGGTGAATGCTCAGACATACCATGTGTTGATGCCTGACAGTGATACAAGAGTCGGTATAGGGACAACGAATCCTCAAGCTCCATTATCTTTAGTTGGAGTAAATGGCGGTAGTTGGAATGATGGATTGATAATAGACGATCCTTCAGGATGGGCAGCGACTGTATATAAGAGGAATAACAGTCCTAAAATGTTTACAGGTCTTTATTCTGGTAATGACAACTACATCTGGATGTCAACGGGGTACAGTAACTCTGGAACTAGTATAACCGCACCAAGAGCGGATGCCGTTCTAATGGCAAGACCAGGCACTGATGATCTACAGATATATTTAGAAACACATTTTGGAAATAATGTCGGTATTGGTACTGATGCTCCTTCTACTCTTTTAGAAGTAAATGGTGGTACAGGTGTTGCAAGTGCTGGAGGGACTGTAGTAGTTAGGCAGAAAGGAAACACTTCCAATGATGGTATTTCAATAACGAGTTCTCATGCTAATTCTCATAGGATATGGAAAGATTCAGCAAGTACTTTATTTATTGGGTCAACAGTTGATACAGATGCTTTTGCTCAAACTTTAAATGGAAAAATTGGTATCCTAAATCCTTCTCCTAACAGAAGCCTTAACGTTGTAGGGCAAATAGGTATAGACAATTCCGCAACATCTCCGACTGGAGGTATGTTGGTTTCTCCTGATGGCACTTCTAATAAGATTTATTCAAGGACAGGTAATAGTAGTACTTCACAACATCCGTTAGACTTTTACTCAGGTAGTACCCATACTGTAAGAATCGCCTCTAATGGTAATGTTGGTATAGGAACTACAAGCCCAGTAGAAAAGTTAGAGGTTGCAGGAAATATAATGACCCGTGATGGTACGACGGCTACTAAAATAAATCTGTATGAATCTTACTCAGACACTTACAATTATGAATTAACACAGCTTAAACACTCCAGTGGGTATTTTGAGATTGATACGGGAGCTTTAGGTACAGGAACCCTAAGTGGGATTAGGCTTTCTGTAGGCAGTCATACTAAACTGCAAATAGAGCCAGATGGTCATGTCCTAATCAATGGGGCTAATGATAATGGTAACAAGGCAGACTTTGCTGTAGGGGTTGGAGGTAGACCAAGAGTTTCATGGCATGGCAATCAAGTTCAGATAGGTGGCAATGACATGAACTATAATGGGGCTATTACCCATGATGTTAGTGTTTTCAGAATGCAGTCTTGGGCTAGTGATATACAGATTTCATGCCACAATAGTTCTGGGTCGTCTACTAAGGACATTTATTTCCTTCCTTTTGATGGTACTACTTCCACTGAAGCCATGCGTATTAAGGGTGATGGCAAAGTGGGGATAGGCACTACGAGTCCATCAGTTTTACTTGATATTTATAATGGTGCTGGATGGGGCGGGCTAGATTTAGATGGAACTTCTGGAGGTGAATTAAGACTCCAAAAAGCAGGTACAACATATCTTGATATATATGCCTCCGATGCAGGTAGCACAGGCTCGGTTATTAAAGCACAATCAAGTTTACAATTAAGTTCTAATAACAGCACTGCTGCTAATCGCTCTATCTACCTAAACTCAAGTGGTAACGTAGGTATATCAACCACAAGCCCAGCACATAGGCTGGATGTTGTCGGAACCTACAGGATCTCAGATAATACGACCAACGCTAACAACAAACTGCATAGGATGTTGGGTAGGCACTACACGAATGCGGAGCAGGATGTTAATATCTTCTCCTCAATAAGCACAAGCTCTACTAATTTTATTAGCTTTGGAGGAGGGTCATCAAGCTATAATACAGCGACACATATCGTATTCTACACAGCTTCTAATAATACATCAACGTATGCAGTTGGTCAGGAGAGATTAAGGATTCATAATAATGGAAATATAGGAATTGCTGTAGGAAGCCCACAACAGAAGTTGGATGTCGATGGTGCTATAAAGAGTAAGATCTATACAGTTAACACATTGCCGACAGCAAACTCTTCAGCAGCAGGGGCTAGAGCCTTTGTAAGTGATTCTCAGATGTCAGCATCTGGAAACTTTGGAGCTACTATTGCAGGATATGGATCAGGTTCATATACAGTGCCAGTATGGTGTGATGGAGCATACTGGTATATAGGCTAATAAAACACTTGAATCTACGTATTTACTGCATATCCTAACTATATTATGGAAGAAGTTACACTTAAACTAAGTAAGGATCTAATCAAATTAAACATCCAAGCTATCGATATCGCTGTTAAAGCTGTCGGTTTAAATGGTGCTGAAGCTCTAGTAGTTCTAGCCAAAACAATATCTGAGCAAACAGGCGAGACTGTCGCTCCACCAGAGCAACCAGAAGCTGAAGAGGCTCAAGTAGAAGTAGTTGAGTAATGCGTTTTTACGTAGACATAGATGATGAGAACCACATAGCTGGGATCACTAAGGCTAGGGAAGCATATAATGCAGCCTTACCTCAGATTGATAACCCTGACTATGTGGAACCTGATCTTAGGGAGTGGGTAGAAAATCCTGACTATGAACCACCTCAAGGTGATCCACTAATTGAAAATCCTGACCATGTGCCAGCTACAGAAGCTATAGGAGAGCCTCTCATATTGAACCCCGATTATGTACAAGCAATTGAAGCTGTAGGCCAACCACAGATACCTAATCCTGATTATGATGAGGAAGATGAGGATTCTGAAGAGTTCATAGACAACCCTAACTACGTTCCTGCATCAGACGCTGTAGGGGAAGAGATGATTGAAAACCCTGATTATGTAGCAGCTACTGAGGCTGAAGGGGAGCCGATGATTGAGAATCCCGATTATGTAGAAGCAGTTGGCGAACCTTTAATTGATAACCCTGATTATACAGAAGGCACTCCAGACCTTCCACCCATGATTGATGATGAAGGCTTTACAGAAGATAAAGACTACATGAAGTGGGTTATTGAGAAAGCTGCTGAGTCCTACGCCAAGGAGTTTGGTATTATTGAGTAATTATGGTATATTGCTCGCTTTATGAGCAATAGCGAAATAGTAGCTAAAGGTGTTACAGGAGTGACTGGCTCTCTGATAGCAGTCACGATTCCGTATGCGGAAGTTATCCAATGGGGCATCCAGGTCGTTGGAGGTCTTTTAGGTATCACTGTAGCTATAATAACTTTATATAATTTAATTAAGAAAAAGAAATGAACAAAGAATCAATCTTAGGAATAATTCGTCATATCCTTACATTTGGTGGGGGTTTTATGACTCAAAATGGTATCGCAACTGATAGTGAGGTCACTACTGGTGTGTCAGCAGCAGTCACTCTTGTGGGCGTTATATGGTCAATTTTATCTAAAAAGAAATAATGTACGGAAAATCTTACAGCAAATCTTACGGCAAAAAGAAATCAAAGAAAAAGTCTATGTCTAAAAAAGACATACTTAAGTCTGAGAGGAAACGTAAAAAGAAGTGACCTTCTTAAAGTTAATAAAAGCAGCTTTGAGTTCATATGCTGCCTATACAAATTATAAACATAGGAAGCACGTATATGACCTTGAAGATGAAGTTGATCGCCTCGCTGCTGATGGTTCTCCTGCTGCCAAGCTGCGCCTTGAAAGACTTAGCAGGAGACTCCAAATTGAACGAAAGCAGTCTTTATGACCCACCTACAGTTACCCTAATAAAAGGGTATGATTACCCGTTTGAAGAGGGCAACCTCATGGGTCGTGGACAGAAGTTTCACAGTGATTATTCGTATAGACGTGCTATAATTATAGGTAACCAAAAATAATTATATGCCTAACGAATTAGAAGACATTCTAAAAACTTATGAGAGTAATAAAAAGAAAATAGACTATATTAAAGGTCTTTCTCAAAGCTCTCTAAATAAGCTTAATAAACAGACTAGAGAAGATATTAAAAAACAAATTAAGCTGTTTGAAGATTCAGAAAAAGATCTTATTAGGCGAGGTATTATTGAAGCCCCTAAAGAAGCCCCCATGCTAGAAGAGCCCAAATCTTTTCAAGAATCTGTCGAAAGGGGGTTAGATAATATTTCCTACAAAGGAAAAGATATGGGAGGTCAGACAGAGCTTAGTTCTATAAAAGATATTAAAGTAAATAAGCCTATGACAAAGAGAGAGGCTTTAGGGCAAGCAAGTAAAAATTTGGGTAAAATGGAAAAGACTATTAAAGGGGGTATTTCTGAATTGGATAAGCAGGAAAAAGATATTACAGAAGCTATACAAAAAGCCAAAGATATTTTGTCTGAGAAGTTTTCTATGTCAGAGCTATATGAAATGGGCTTCGATTAATAAGTAATGCCTAGTAAAAAAGAAATACTTAAAAAGATCCGTAAAATGGACCGTCCCTCTAGGGCAGAACTTGGTGCGGAAAAAGAAGAAGAAGAAGTACCTGTGGTGAAAATTACATACCCCAGTAGATTTAACTATGAAGGGGCTGGAGGTATTATGAGACTTACAGGAGGAGTGAAGCCTTGGGAATATTCAGACAACCCAAGAGATATGGACCACAAAAGAGCAGGAGACCCTGTTTCCGCAGCTAAAATGACGGAAGAAGAAAAATACCAAGAAAAACTAAGAGAGTTTTTTGAGGACGTAGATTAGCCCCATGATTTCTAGACTAAAATGTGCTATATTTATAGCATATGATAGCACTTTGCGTAGGGCACAGTAGACCAAATGATTCAGGAGCTTCTTCAGTAACGGGCGTTACTGAGTGGGATTACAATTCTGAGCTTGCTGAGATGGTTGCTGATAAGCTCAAAGAAAAAACTAAAGTTTATAGTACTTATAAAGGCAACGGGTATGTCAGTGCTATGAGATGGTTAGCTCGAAAGCTTGATGAAGATCGAGTAGACACAGCAATTGAGTTTCATTTTAACGCTGCTACACCTAAAGCTACAGGCCATGAGTGGTTGTATTGGCATTCTAGTGACCAAGGAAGGCTCTTATCAAGAGCTCTAAGAGATTCATTTGAGGATCATTTTCCTCAATTGGCCAGTAGGGGCATCAAGCCTAGAAATAAAGGTAGTCGAGGAGCCATGTTTTTAAGAACGACAAGTATGCCAGCTTGCATCATAGAGCCTTTCTTTGGGACAAATAAAGAAGATTGGGATCTAGCAGTAAATCACAAGCTTGGAATAGCTGAAGCTATATCAAGTGGATTAAAACTCTATAAAGATATTTCAGGAAGGTGGTAACTTGGAACTTCCAAAAACAATTTCTATTGCTGGCAGAAGAGTAAAGCTTGCCTTAGTCCCCTTTAATGGTGATAGCCCCGACTATGGATTGTATTTACATGACAAGAAAACCATTGAAATAAATAAAAACCTCAAAGGTAAAGCCCTTATACAGACCATCAGACATGAAATGATGGAGGCAAGTTTGCTTTTAAGCGGTGTAGGGTGGCTTGAAAACTACGATCAAGAAGCCGTTGTCCGATGCATGGAAGAAATATTCTTTCCTGCATGGGAAACTTTCTTGAAAAAGATAGATCAATGAAATCTAAAAAGAAGCAATTTAATACCTCTGATGAGTTTATTAAATTCACTCCCTCTGGCAAAGATATTTGTTTAGCTCATGAAAGGGCTAAACAAATGGGGGTGCTTCCTAATTCTTACACAAGAGGGTTAGGTAGGATGGCTGGTTGTTTAGGAGAAATAGCAGTGAATAAATACCTTCCTAGGAGTAAATATGTTGGAGACGTTTCTTACTGTTTTGATTTAATTTACAAAAAGAAAGAAATAGAGATTAAGTCTAAAACATGTAGTTCAGTACCTAAACCTGAATATAGTGCTTTTGTTAATTGCAAGAACAACCCCGTACTAAATAATGATGTTTATTTCTTCACCAGAGTTCGCAGAGATTTAATGCAGGTATGGTTAGTAGGATGGTTACCCACAACTCAGTTACTTAAAAAAGCAAAGTTTGTTAAAAAAGGTGACTCTGATAAAGATGGGTTTGTATTTAGATCTTCTGGACTACATATATCAATCAAGAAACTAAACTCTCCTAAAAATTTTTAAGAGTAATTACTAGACGCATTAGAATCTAGCTCTATTAAAGCATCTAGTCTTTCTTGAAACTGTTCAGCTTCTTCTAAAAGGCTATCATCATTAGAGTAATTAGCTACTTGATCTAGTTTGTCCAAAACTTCTTTAACTAGATCAATTAACTCATCTCTTTGACGCATAACTTGTTTTGTAGTCATACATAACTCATACCTCTAAAGACTCCTCTACACTAGTATTTTCTTCACAAAAGTCATATTTCCTTGATAAGGATATTGAGAATCTAGTACCACTACCTGAACTAATAGATCTTATTGGTCTGATGTCATCATCCATCTTAGATTGTTGAACAATATTTTGTAAGCCTTCTTTTATAGAATCAATGTGAGCAGAACATCCGAAGTGAGCATTTCCATTATTTGCTAAAAATTGTTTTTGAAAAGCAGTAACAGTACCACTCCACCACTCATTAGAGAAATCTTTGGTAGATGGGTCAGGATAAGTATCACGGATACCCTCAATAAATATATCTACTAACTCTGATACATGGGCCTTCCTTGAGTTATCGTAGGTGGCTCTAGCAATCTGAGGGTGTATATATGGTTTAACACCATATCTTTGTGTACCTTTAAGAGATGCAGGAATCACGTAATCATCAATAAACTTGGCAAAGAAAGGTAACTCTTTTTCCAAAATGTCTTCTAAGTCATCAGGAAAATCTATCGTAGCTTTTTCTGAGACTACTAAACCAAGAAGCTTATCAGCCGTAGCTTGGTCAAGATTAGGCACACTGGCCATGCTCGCAGGATCAGTGTTCAAAGTCATAACTAGTTTTGGTGAATATGGAATCTTTGAAGGCTCAAAATATTTGGCCTCCCAGTTTAAATACCTATTAGCTATTGAAGCTTTTACAGTTTCGTCCATACGTTTTTGATCTACTTGGCTACCAGCATTCACATTATCATCTTGTATCCAACACCCATAATGAGCTAGCTCACTATTAAAGGGTGTCTTACCTGAAAGAAACCTTGATGCAGGTGCTGACCCTCCAAGTAACGGAGATATTATACCCCCTGACGTAAGTGACTTACCTACACCAGGCCCACCAGATATTATTAAGCACAAGCTTTGTATTATCTTCCTATGGTCTCCTACCATCAAAGATTTTCTAGCAACATGTAACCAAGAAAACAATGCATGCTTTTGGTCAACCTCTGTGTCTTTGTCAAAGAACTGCTTAAAAAAGTTATCTATATATGGGAAGTTTTTAGGATCTCCATTTTCAGCAGCTTTTAAAATATTTAATCTTGAATCATTTAAGATTCTTTTTCCCTCAAAAATAATCATCTCTTCTTTTGAGAAAATAATTGGAGCAATGCAGTCGATCCTGTTAAGTACATTGATTCTATCAATAGCTATATCGAGTTCTGAAACCCCTGTTGTTCTATCTTTCCTAGGTCTAAACCCTGCAATTTTAAGTTCTAGTTCTAGCTGTTGCTTATTTATTTTCTCAATAGTCCCTAGGTCATTTCTTTTAAAATACTTCTCCCCGTTAGTCCAATACTTACGCAATATACCTGTTATCCTATCCTCTTCGTAGTTCTTAACAAACTCTCTACCAAACAAATCAGACCAAGAGTAAAAAGCTTTAGGTGCTCTTGTAGTAAAACAATGAATACCTTCTTCATGTACGACACAACAGCTATCACTTTCTGGCTTAAAAGGATCAACCATAAAGGCAGCCAACCTAAGTCCTGGACCGAAATCATCCTTCGCCACATCAAGTCTATCAGGGTAGTTCTCTTGAATCTTGTCATAGATAACGTCAAAAGGTATCTCTGGTCCATTGGTCCTTTCAGGTGTTTCTGCTGAAGCAGCATAAGAAGCTCCAAGTACAACATCATGAGGAATAGGTTCTCCAATCTTTTGCCATTCAGTACCTATCTCATAGGTTTGTGAAGCATTTAAACAAGCCTCATCCCACTCAGGGAACATGGTTGTAACCTTCAACTTAACATCTAGCCTCTTATATAAAGCTGCAAAAGTATTATCTGTTGTAAGCACAGACTTATCCCAAAGCCAAACTAGCCTAGGGTAACCTGAGAAAGATTTAGATATGTAAGTAGGGCGTAAACCATCACCACAATTAATGTCAATGATCTTCATCCAATCATCATTGTCAGGTTTAGCATCATAATCAGCTATCAACCCATGTAATTCTCTGACAGGATTATCAGCACTTATAGGGAAGTTTGGATTATCCCCTGTGCATAAAGTAATAAATGCATGATCAGTTGTTGGTTTTCCACACCACTCTTTAAATTTAGGTTTTAGCTCTACAGTAGGGTTGGAGAATTCAGGGGGTCTTTTCTTAACTTTAGTTAAAGCTTCTATATCATCACATTTTGTAGCCGTAGTATCTACGAAGTTCTTTTTGTATCTAAATATCATTTTTGGTATCGGTTTACTATTTTGCCTTCCGCTTCGAGGGGGATGTCTGCGATCCAATCTGGAGCGGTAGACATTATATCAAGCACTTGTTCTAGTGTTTGCTCTGCTTTCTTTTCTTCCACTTCGATAATGAACTCATCGTGGACATGAAAAATTATTTTTATACCTGCTTCTTCTAGCCTTAACATCATGTCGGAAAAGATATCCCTAGATAAAGCTTGTGAAGCATTCTCTGTAAGAAGACCTCCCCATGCTCTCATAGGAACTTTCTTGTTATGTTTGAACTGATGCACAACCCAGTTCTGCCTTTCTTCTCCTTCATCTAGTTTAACATCCCCATAATCCAGAATCCTACCAGAAGGTAATTTAATTTGAAATACCCTTTGTATATCATCGGTAGGTCGGTTGTTAGCTTTTTTAATTTCGTTGTCTTTAATTCTTTTTACTTCAGCATGCCAAGCAGCAATCATCTTGTGCTGGTATTTTCGCCAAAGACGGACTACAGAATCCATATTACTTCTGTATTTCTCAACGTATTCTTGAGCTTGTTCTTCCTCAAACCCTGATATCATGGCAAACTTTTTACCTGATACACCATATCCACATCCTAAGACAATTTGTTTAACTTTATGCCTCAGTTTACCACCCTCCGCTTTTTTAAAACCTTCTTTACCTTCTTCCCAAAAACCTAGTTGTGAAGCAAACACCTCATAAATATCATCTGATTTTTTTATCTGCTCAAGAACCTTCATATCCCTAGCTAACCAACACAAAGTCCTAACCTCTATTTGTGATAAATCAGCTATAATAAACTTATAACCCTTTGGAGCCCTTAACATATGTCTAAGGTTTACTCCAAAATGCTCTGCCCTTGGTAAGTTTTGTAAGTTGAGGTTACCTCCACTGCCACTATAACGCCCTGTATGTGCCCCAAAATAAAGACACCCACCGTAATATCTCAAGTCTTCTATCGTAGCGTTCTCAAAACTTTTAATCTTTTTAAGCAATGCATTTAGTCTTCTATAATCTCTGACAGCAAGTATGAAAGGATACTTCTCACCATACTTATTAACAAACTCTTCAGCTTCTTCATCTGCAAGGGCAAGACTAGCAGGAGGCTCGATACCTACTTTTCGACACTCTTCATTGAAGGCAATCCTGGAAAGCGTTGGTTTCTCGCCAAACCAAGGTATACTTTTCTCAGCGTCAAAAAGTTTGTTAGCCACTACATTCTTATTATCTTCTAGTAGTTGCATATCGATAGGGATACCCCGTTGAACAATCCTTCTATTCGTAGAGCTAATAGCTCTTTCAAAGTCAGGCCATTTAGGAGATAATTCTTCCCATAGCTTGAGGCAAAGCTCTGAGTCTTTGAGAGCATAGTCATCTACCTCTTTTTGAAATTCTTCTGACATGTCCTCCCACTTTTTGCCAGACATGTTATCTCGTGTCTCTTTACTAATCTCAAGATTAAAAAGCTCAGTTGTAGATCCTTTAAGTGATCTAGGCAATCTACAGTAAGCTGCTAGATCCGCAGTGCAGTGCCATTCAGCAAAATCTACTTTAGGCCACCAACCTTTTTCAACGCCTACAAAATATAAAGTTTCGTCGAAAGATGCGTTGTGGCTTAGTACTCTATTATCTTTAAGTTTTTCCCATTCAAAATCTTTTGGGTGTCCTACAAACTGTGTACCTTCATCGCCCCATATAGAAACTCGGTAGGCATCAAAATCATGGTGGTTAAAATAACCTAATGGACCAAGGACTTGAATAGAACATTCCTTGTCATAATAGGTTTCAAAATCTAGGGCATAGGTATTCATAATGGTAGGTGTGTGATGGCTCTAGCAGTCTTGGAGAAAGCATAAACCCAAGACCACTAGAGCTCCCCTCACATCAGAAGGCGAACTAACCTACTGAAAGTTTTATTCTGGTTTTTCAGTACCCCACTCTTTAAAAGTAAACCCTTTAGATTCCTTATCTTTTTTGTCTACTTCTTTATTAGGGTCAGAAAAATGAGTGTTTAAATGCTCATTAAAAATATTGTGGAGAAAATTCATCCTACCCAAAATTTGTGTAAGATCTTCTAAGTTCTTTCTAACCTCCGCAATACTTGTTTCTACAGTATCAATCTCTTTGATTAAGATTTCTCTTTCGGTCATGAGGTGATATTTTTGTAGTTAGTAGCAAACTCAAGAACATCTTGATCAACTTTGTTTCTGGATATTTTAAGCATGGGCTCAACCCACTCATTACCCATCCACTCACGATCAACGACTCTCCATGTCCACATTACATTAGCTGGTGAAGCAGCAGGATTAGTAGCGAGGAAAGTAGCGATTTGCATAAATGTTCCTCTGTATGCCCCTTTACTTCCTGTATCATAAATACCTAAAGCATAATTAGTGTCTCCTAGTGGATAGTTAAAAGCATCTTCATCAGTGCCTTTTCCTTCAGGAATTAGAAAGATTAGGTCGGCAGCAGGTTTGACTTCAAACTCTGTATCACTCTCAATCTCTTCTTTTTCTTGTTCCGTATAGGCAACACGACCTCTGATCTGTGAACCAAACGGTGCTTGCTCTCTCCACTTCTTCCTAACATCCACAAACACAATGTCTGTTTCACTCGAAGCAGGGATCACAACGTACTCTTGATCTTTGACCAAGTCACCTGTTTCTCCTGCCTTAAATTTAGAACTCGCTTGTCTAAGCGAATATCTTGGGAGTTGGATATCTGAACTATCTACAGTGAATTTAGATTCTTGGGCTAGTTCGTTTTTTTCTACTTCGACAACTTTATTTGTCTCTTCTTTAGCTTTAGTTTTGCTCATTTATTTATTTTTTAGTTTAATTTAAGTCAATGTGTATCTGGTTTCAGAGACATCGACGATTTCTGCCTCACTAACAGCACTCAAAAAGTCCTGCTTCGCTTGGCCCTTTTCCCCATCTGGGGCTTGTTTACTTACAGCAGTTGCAACTTTTTGCAAAGGAAAAGTTGCTAACGTGAGTAATTCTTCATCCGCCAAGTTGTGCTCTTTAGCTATTTCCATAAGCTTTTTATTATTATTACACTTCTTAGTGGCTCCCATTGATTTTAATTTTAGGGAGGGAAATTCATGTCCTTCTTTAGCTTTCGCAACAGCTTTTGCTTTTATTCTAGTAGCCCAATTTGTTACTATTTTAGCAATAGCCCATAGCTGTTCAAGAGTTTCCATGTCTTCAGGATTATCTATATCAGAATCAGGTATTGGATGATCAGCTACTCGTTGAGCAATTTGTATTGCTATAGCCCCTAACGCAGGGCACTTACTTTCAAAAGCACAAAACCTACAGTTTACTGTGGGGTTAACTTCATCAACGGGTGGAGTCCCATACTCCCACTGAGGTCTTATTCTTTCGCCTTCGAGGATAACCCAAGAAAGTTCTTTTGTCATTTCTGGCATCTCTTCTCTCTTGAAGACATCATGCAAGACTTCATTTCTTACAGGCACATAAAATACAAAGGTAATCTCTTTAAGATCCTTAAACTTTTGGAAGGCTCCTAATGTATAAGCTTTAGCTTGCCAGTTATCTCGTGGTGAATCTATATTTGAAATACCTGTTTTATAATCACCCATGATTGCTTTATCACCATAAATAATTAACCTGTCGCAAGTACCCCATGTGCTAGTACCATTCAATTGAACATGGGTTAGCATTTCGTTATGCTCAACATACTCTTCATCTCCAATAATCTCTTGCATGAACGCCTCTTCATCTTTACAGATTTGTTCATAGATTTCTAACTCTTCTTCGTTGTGCAAAGCAGAAGGGTCTCTAATTTCTAGTGCCTCATGTATGCGAGTGCCTTTCTCAGCAGCTTCGTTAGTTCCTCCTCGACCTTTAAATCCTGGACAAGAAGCTACATACTTAAGACTTGAGGGCGAAAACTCAGCGTGTCCTCTACTACTATGATCTGGATTATCCATGCAAAGTTTCAAGGTTTTTAATTTTCTTATCTATAGACTGCATGACTTTTTCTTCTACAGAATTAGCAGCCACTAAAATCTTTTGAAGGGCATCTGATTTTGCACCATTCCTGTGTATCCTACCTAGAACTTGTAGGTGGTTCTTTGCAGAGAATGATGGGCTAATTAGACTAACCCTAGGGTGCTTACCTTGTGTATCATGCAGAGACAGTCCTGTACCTCCTGCCATTATATTCACAGCTAAAACTCTTGTTTTATCACTTTGAAAACGGTCAATCACTAGCTGTCGTTCATCAGTAGTTTGCCCCCCTTCTATAGACCCACAATCAATCTTGGCACAAAAAGCATCAATACTATCTTTATAGTTTAAAAATACAACAACTGAATAGCCTTGGGACACATAGTCTTTTGCCATATCAACGAGATCTAAAACCTTGTAGCTTTCTGCTAACATTCTAGCTTTGATTATATTGACTATATTAAAGTCTGAATCTTCAACAGTCCCTTTATCAATAAACTCTTCAACAATATCAGGGGTGATCCCTAGATCATCATATGCTTTTATAATTTTTTTAGGTGCACTAAACTCTATTGGTTCTACAAAGACTCTGTTATTTCTAAAAGAATCAGGGAAGTCTTCGATAGTAAGTTTATAAGTTGTTTCACTGTATAATTTTTCTCTAAGTGGTTTGAGCTTCTTACGGCTCATGATCTTCCATGTCTTCCATTGATCTTGCATACACCCATTGGATAGCATCCAAGAATACCAGCTTCGTTTACCCCCTTCAGATTTATTTAAACTATGTAACCCTAGCATATACCCAATGGCTCTCATTTCAGTTGGGTCTTCGCAAGCAGTTGCACTCATGCCATGCACTTGAAACCCTTGGCATATTAAAGATATAAGTAGTTGAGCGTTTTGTGTATATGGACCTTTGGCTTTATGGATTTCATCCATCAAGATTAAAGTATTCTCAGGTAACTCCCACTTCATTATCTTCTTACCTTTCTTAGATAAAAATTTTGTATTACCTGTACGGATTTTTTCGTAGTTTATTACGAATAAAGGAGTTACACCAAATTCTTCTAGCTCTCTTTCCCACGCAGGTATGACGGCTTTAGGACAAACTACAGCTACTGGTCTGGCTAATTCTTTAGCTACATAACTAGCAACTACAGTTTTACCCGTCCCTACACTCGAAGTGTCCATAGTAGACTTTCCTTGACCTAAGACATCAATAAAAAAGTCGGCAGCGGTACGCTGTTTTGGGAACAATGCTTTCATTCAGATCCTTAAATACCATTGATAATTAAATTCGTCTAGAATTATTTTCCTCGAATGTAACGAGCAATCAAAAAAGCATCTATCATTCCATCGTGTGCTTTACTAGCTCTTTTGCTTTTTACCCAACATTCGTCAGGAGCTAAACACTCAGCCTTCCAAGCTGCTGCCTCTTTAGTCATACCTTTAGGGACGTGCCCTAACATTTTCTTCTGCCATTTATGGACGGAAACACAACAGTGTTCCCATCCTTTTATTTCACATAATCCTTTTATTTTACCAAAAGACATAGCCATTGATCTTACGGCTTGTGAAGATTTCGCATGATGTAAAGGCTCTTCTATTGCGATTACAAAATTGCTTGGCATTTCATCCAAACCTAATATCCATTGATATAATTTATAAGCATCCACTTCTCTCTTGTTCCCACGCTTAAGAGTTGGCATTACTGTTTTATTTATTAATGCTCCTGTTGTTTTAGAAATAGCAGCTAACCCACCATCAAGACCGTTATCAATTCCTATTATCATTAATCTGGATGTACATGAAGCCGATCAACCACTTTACAGGATAGTATAAGCCCGTCACCTTCTGATGGGATCATAACATCTATGTTCTTGACTAGCATTTGTATATAAAAAATTTCTTTAGCAGTTCGTGGGATAACACGATAAAAAGACCCCACCCTTTTTTCAGCCTTAAACTGAAAGTCTTTATTAGGCAGATCATACCTAATCATGACTGTAGGGTTATTTACCCTTGATCTCTCCTGAAACATTTGGTGGATCATCATTTAGAAAACAGGGGGTTGCATCTCCGTGATTACTAAGTAAAAGCTCAAAGGCATACCTGTCCCTAGCTTCTTTTTCTGTTAGGTCATAGTTTTCTACTAGGACTGAAATGACCATTCGCTTACTATAACAAGCGATAGGAGGTTGACCTACTCTTTCAATGCTACCAATAAAGGCATCTTGTAGGCCATCGTATAATAACAGGGCGGTATCACCATCTTCTTTTGTTGACATTTATTCTTCTGGTTCTTCTTGAATTTCAGCGTCTAATACATCTTGATTTGCTCCCCAATTCTTTTTCAGCAAACTAACATTTATGTTAAGACTGCCATTAGAATCTCTACCCCTATCTAATCCAGATAAAGCTTTAAGGATATCTATGTTGGATTTGATAGCGGTAGAGTGTTTTGGGTTCCTAGGGTCAGCGTTTTGAATTCCTTCATCTACATTTTCAGCAGCTTTTGAAAGTGTTCGAGGAGATAAAAGATTTAGTAGGGGGTTACTTTGTTTGTTTGTAAACATCTCCACATTATCCCTAATAATTTCTGTGTTCTCTTTAGCTTCATCTTGTTTTTTGACAACTAAATCTTTTTTCCAAACATCGTTAGCCTTAAGCCATCTCCTGACTGTTTCAGGATTAACATCTAACTTTTTAGCAATAAGTGATACTCCAAGATTGCTCTTGGTATACATATCAATAGCATCTTGTATTAGTCTTTTCCTAGTGTCTTTATCCAAACTATGTAGTATATACTACTATAACTAGACAAATTCAAGTATACGATGGACACAGAACTAATAACTAGGTATGAACCAAAGTTTGATAAGAAGACAGGTTTATACAAAATTGGAGACAGTTTAAAAAATATACCCGAAGATAATACCCTCAACCATCACTTAATTGGTTTCTACCACAGCCCTTCTTTAAAAGAAAAAGAGTATTACTTCTGGAGAATATGCGACATGCTCTGGAATCACGATGGTGTTGCCGAACCTTTAATGGTGAGACATCCTTGGGCTGAAGAGATTATACAAGCAGCTCTGAAAAATAAATACGTAGCGATTGGGGGTGCTGCGTCTAGTGGTAAATCACATACTATGGCTGCATGGGGGATTGTAAACTGGTTAGCTAGACCTGATGAAACTTTGATCCTGTTAACGTCGACTACTTTACGGGAGGCCAGGAAAAGAATATGGGGATCAGTAATTAGTTTACTAAGTGTAATGAGAGGAGCCCCATTTAAAATTAGAGACTCTATTGGTAATGTTGCTTATATAGATGAGAATGGAACTCTCTTTGAGAGAGCTGGGCTATCTTTAATCGCTGCTGAAAAGTCAAAGACACGAGAAGCAGTTGGTAAATTTATTGGTATCAAACAAAAGAGAGTGTTCTTAATTGCTGACGAGCTTAGTGAATTGAGTGAAGCTATCTTACAGGCCGGTCTTTCCAACTTATCTAAGAACCCTTACTTCTCACTAGTAGGTATGAGTAACCCTTCTAGTAGGTTTGATGCGTTTGGTGTGTGGAGTACTCCTCAAGACACATGGGAAAAAATCAACACTGAAGTAGATGATACTTGGGAAACAAAGTGGGGAGGAACTTATATAAGACTCGATGGAGAAAGATCTCCTAATATTATAGCTGGTGAGAATAAATACCCTTGGTTACCTACGCTTGAAAAAGTAGAGGAGGATGCAGAACTCCTTGGTGCTAAGAGTAGAGGGTACATGCGAATGGTTCGTGCAGTATTCTTTGATAGTGATGAATCTGAAACAGTGTACACTGAATCAGAGCTCATAGACTCTGGTTCAATGTCCACGGTTCAATGGTCAACTAAACCTGTTAATATTGCAGGATTTGACCCTGCTTTTACTACAGATGGGGATAGGTCTATCTTGTACTTTGGTAAAGTAGGTATGGATGACAGTGGTCAATTTGTTTGTGAGCTAACTAAACCTGTGCAGATTAACGACGATGCCACCAACAAAGCGGTCCCACGCTCTTATCAGATAGCTCGTTTAGTGAAGGAGGAGTGCGACAAACGAGAGGTTGTTGCATCGAACCTTGCGATTGACGCAACGGGAGCTGGTCAACCTCTTGCAGATGTTCTTGCTCAAGAGTTTGGTGGGGATATTCTTCGGGTTTCTTTTGGAGGAAAGGCATCAGATAAAAGAGTAAGTGTCCGTAGTAAAAATATAGGTCACGAAATATATGTAAACAGGGTAAGCGAGCTTTGGTTTATTGGCAAAGAACTTTGTAGGACACGTCAATTATTTGGCATTTCCGCTGATTTAGTGAAAGAAATAACTAACAGGAATTATGACATAGTGAAGACAGGATCAAACTTACGGATGAAGTTAGAGTCTAAAGTAGAGTATAAAGCGAGGTTTGGGCAGTCTCCTGACTTAGCAGACGCTGCGTTTTTGTGTATTGATTTAGCCAGACAACGTCATGGACTTGTCGCAGTTGACCCACCAAAGAAAAATAAAGATGGTTCTTTTCAAAAAAGAAAAACTTTAAAGGGTTTAACACAGATTTTGAAAACTGACTCGCTAATGGATTGACATCTCTTAAATACAAGTTAAGCAATTTACAGCAAATAGAAATAAAAGGCTTAAGTGATCTTGTGAGATTTAGGTGGTGAGTTGACTTAATTAGAATAAACCTTAAATTTAAGGAATCTTTTTTATCAATTACAAACTTATTCTTATGGCATCAAACAAATTCTGGAGCTTAGTAGACAATTTACAGATCGGTCTTGACTGGGCAGGTACTGCACCTAAAGTTGGGGCTATCCCTGACATAGTTAACACTGCTATTTCTTTAGTAAGAGGAGATTGGGACGCTGCTGGTAGTAGAGCTTTACAAATAATTCCTGGGGCACAACTAACTAAACTAGGTAAATTACGTAAGGGCACAAAAACTACTGATAAAGCCCCAATTACTAAATCTAAAGTAGTTGAAGGAGAAGTTATACCTCCTAAAACTAAAACTAGCACGGTTACATCCCGTCAACAACAAGACCCAACTATAAATCGTAGGATTGATGGACCTATGGATGTAGCTAAAACTAATAAGTTGAGTCAGCCGACTAAGTTTGAAGTTGGAGGTGTCCGTCCTCGAGCAGGAGGTCGTAATATAAGAGATGTTGAAGGCAGGACATTACCTAACCAAAAACCCCCTACAACAAAACCACCTAAAAAATCTAAGCAGATTGTTAACAGGGTTATAAGTGGACTACTTACAGGAACTGATGAGGAAGAGATGGAGATGGAGTCACCTGCTGAAGCTTTAGGTACTGGTGGTAGTGGTAGTGATACAGTTAAGATTGGCACTACAGATGGTGAAAATCAGATAGATACAGGAATTCCTAAAGAAAGCACTGAGCTAGGGGCTAGTGGAAAGGTTAAAGAACTACCTCTTAATGAACAAAGAGCTAGGCTTCTTGATGAGATTAATGCTTTGAGACCTAAAGCTGCGGAAGCTGGTAAGTCTGAAGTCAGGAGAAACATTGATACTAGAAGAGTTTTAGGAGAGCGTATTAGAGATCGTCTTTTACAAGAGGGTCCAGACTATTGGCGTAAACCTGAAAATCAAAAAGAAAAGAATGAGATTATAGCTGCTGGTAGGAAGCTAGGTAATTTTTCTTTTGGTGCTGAAGACTTTTCTAGGGTCGTAAATAAGTATATGGATGAAGCTGAATATAATAAAGAATCAAAAGAAGGACTTATGTTCCCTCAAGGGAAGATCGCTGCTGATAATATATCTATGGCTAATAGGTTAGGTAACACACCTAACCCTATCGATCTAAAAACTTATCAAGAGATACTAAGACCAAAGCAGACACGGAAAAAAGTAGATGCTGAAGGTAATTTATTAGATCCTGTGAGCATCCCTAAGATTGATACACAAGCAATTACTGATTTAGAGCAAAAAGAAAGAGCTCTTAAAGGACTTGATAGGATGATTGCAGATGAACAAAAAACCAAAAGGGCAGATGAACTTATTAAAGGAATTGAGGACAAGGTCAAAGGAAAAAGAAAGAAAGAAGAAGGTTTTAAAGATCAAGGGTTTGATGAAACAGGTATAGTAGAAAACATGGGTGGATATGGAATACCTTCTCCTTCGGATAGTTCAAAGACTGACTTTCAAAACCAAGAAGATCAAAGATTATTAGATGAGAATCAAAAGAAAATAGCTGAAGCAGAAGAGAAAAAACGTAAGGCTCTTGAGGCAATGAAAAAGAATAAGAACGTCAGTGCTTTATTGAATCAGTAGTATGGAACCTTATCGAAATAAGTTGAGTCCTAGGGAAAAAAGATCCTATGATTCTGTAGACCAAACAGCCCAGTTCTTAGTTGCAAATGCACAGACACAAGCAGCCGACCCTGCTGTTGATTTTACAACGCAAGATATACAAGCGTTAAAAAGTAATATATTTTCATTAGCATCTACTTCCCCGATGCATGGAGAAGTTATTCGTAGAAAATATATACCTACTTTAGATAAACTAGAACGTGCAAAGACTAGTCAAGCTAATGCTGCTATGGCCAGAGCTAAAAGTCTTATGGAGTTTGAGACTCAAAAGTTAAACTTTGCCCAGAGAGCTAGGGCTGACAAGAATGAAAGAGATAATTTACTAAAGCTCCAAGAGTTTTCTGACTTCTTTAGTGAGAATATGAATGATCCTTCTAAGAGTATTGAGGATAAATACACAGCAGGATACTCATTCTTTTTTGATAACCCTCAGTTTATGGTATCTGATGTTGGTAAGCAAGCTCTTACAAACTTCAACGATGCTACAATGAAGTCTATTAATCCTGAGATCCCTAAAGTAGCTAGCAAGGTACTAACAGAAGCCCTTGAGTCAGGATCTACTGAAGCTGTTGATGAAGCTTTGAAATATTATGGGGCTACACCAGAACAACTGAAGCCTCTTAAGGAGTCAGCTAAACAAGCTATGAGAATAAAATCTCAAAAAGAAGCTGCTAAACAATCCAGTCAAAATATGACTGACAGGATATCAGGATTTAAGAGCTACCTAACTCCTTTAAATAGTACTACTGCTACAGATGATGATATTAAAACCAGAGCTCAAGTGATTCTTAATGGGGTTAAAGATTTAGGTCTGAGTAATAATCCTAAGATACTTTCTATAATGCAACGAATTGAGAAGAACATTAAAGATATGGGTAGTGTTGTTCCAAAGGAAAGTGGGAATACTGTTGCATCTAAAGTATCAAAAGCTGGTAGTTCTACTCGTTCAACTCTTGGTGAGCTAATGCTTGAGCTAGGTAACGTCAACTCTACTATCCCTGGGGCTATGCAGTTTAACAGGTATGACCCTAGTATTCGTAGAAGACCGAGCACTTTAAATAGTTTAGGAATACCCTCAAGATAATTTAAAATACTAAAACTTTGTTGTGGCTACAGACAGTTCTACTTTATTACAACCTGAAAAATCAGAGCCTAGTCAATTAGGTTCAATACTTACTTATCCTGAATGGAAAGAGTCTTATAGCAATATTTCAAATACTGTTGAGGATGACTTACCTAATTACTTAGATTACTACAGAGGAGAATCTTTTAAGAGAGGTGAGTTAACTAGAGATAAAGAAGCTGAAATACAATCATACTATGTAGATTGGTTTACGGGAGGAGATCAAGTTAGTGACGATGAGTTCTTTGATATAGCTAGTAACTCAACAGCACTTAAGCAAGGTACTCAAAGGCAAGCTAACTTTGTATCACAAGTATTTCCATCCATTGATTGGGCTAGTCTTGACCCACAAGCTCAACAAGATTATCTAAACAGATCTAAAAAAGCTTTGGTTAATTCAGGTCAGTTACCTTTTGCTTCTGTAGAAGAACAAGGTAGAGGTAGTATTTATGCAGGTAACTTTGATTCTTCAGGTACATCAGAATCGCAGAAGGTAAAGTCCTCTGCGGATGCTTTGAAAGCTATGTATGCTGGAGCTATAGATCCTAGGGATCTTTGGCAAGTAACAGAGGGTCTTGGAGAATCACCAATAACTGGGCGTAATAGATTCCAAGCAATGTCTGATTCAGAAGATATTGCTTTAGTAAGGGATCTGTTAGGACAGCAAGGGTCAGAGATATCTAAAGCAATAAACGATGCTATCACAAGCACCATAGATTTAGAATCATACAGAGATGAAGGCTCTTTGATTGATCAAATTTTTGCTGACAGGCCAGAAGATATTGATCAGATAATTCTTAAAGAGTTCCCTGAGAAATTAAAGAACCTACAACCTTTGATTGTTAAAGAGATTGCTAAAAGAAAAGGTTTAGGTGATGTCGAAGGGGCAGGATTAAATACAGAGGGTTATTACAAGTCAGCTAATAAAAGAGCCTTTGAGATAATAAGAGATCTCGCTATAACCCATGCTAATAACCAAGGTGCTTTTAAATATGAAGAAGAGGATCTCTCTAAAAATATTAGAGTAACTCCTTTAGGGATTGCTGTTGCTCACCCTGAACTCATGAAGTTGCCTAACTTTAATGAGATAGTAAATGAAGATAAGCGACTAAGTGATGGTCAAAAGGAAGCACTCAAAAACACCAGAGAAAATTTTATTATTGGTACACACATCCCAACAATGGATGTGATATTCAATACCATAGGGGATACGGTAGGTAAAAAGTGGGTTGATGCTAAGACAGAAAATCCTAGTGAATATAAAAATAACCCTATTGCTTTCTATGAGAATTTTGTTAAGGACAAAAGCAACTATTCTAAAAGTAAGAACTTTTGGTATGGTATAAATGAAAGCCTATTCAACGCTGTGCCTAGCATAGGATATAGCGTTGGGGCTTTATTAGGTAATGAAGTTTCAGCTAAAAAGCTAACTGATTTTCAAAACAAACAAGCTGCTAGAAAAAGAGTAGCCTCATTGTTTGGCGATGACTTTGGGTTTGGGTATGATCTAGCTACCGCAGTACCTCAAGTCTTTTCTGACTTAGCAGCTTCTGCTTTGGCAATAAAAGGAGCTACTACAATAGCATCCAAATTACCTGATCTAGGAGCGGTCAACTTCCTTGATTTCCAAAAAGGTTTTGTTAATGATGCTCTGACTTCTAAACCTAAAACTAATTTTGAATCAGCTAGTCAGAAAAGAATCAAAGAACTTATTAAAGAGTCATCAAAAGATTCAACCAAAGTAAAAGCAGCTATTAGCAAAAACAATGAGTACATAGCTACTAAGCTAGCCGTACCCGTTTCTTTATTTGCAACATCCGCTGCTAGATCTGGTGGGTCTACTTATGCTACAATCTATAGTTCTCTACCTGATGATATGTCCCATGAGGAGAAGCATGATAAAGCTTTGGGTGGTGGCCTCCTATCTGGTGCGATTACTGGTGGACTTACAGTAGGTTTTAGTAAACTTAATATGGGAGGTGTTGAAGATATTGTTTCTAAATACTCTTTCAGAAGATTTAAAAATGGTGTCAATAATATTAAAGGAGCATCGTGGGCTAATGATAATACCACAAAGAAACTCGTTAAGAGTACATTGGCTACTCAGTTTAAAGAACAAGCAAAAATCTTCGCTACTAAAACAAGGCCAGGAGCTGTCTTCAAATCAGGTATTTTTGAGGGCATCGAAGAAGGAACTGATGAATTTATCAACTCATTCGTAGAGAGTAGTTATCTAAATGAGTTTGTCCCAATGGGAGAGAGGATTAATAATGCTCTCTATGCAGGAAAGCTAGGTGCTTTTATCGGTGGACCTGTTGGCTTCTTTACTTATAGAGGACCAGACGTAGACATTTTCGAGGAGCTAGAAACTCCTGCACAAAGTACCAATGTAGACCCACAAAAGGTTCTTAAGATAGAAGCCTTAGAAGATTCAGCAGAAGGTCTTCAAGAGAATAGTTCTCCTGAATCAGCACAAGTGGTTCAAGAAGAAGCTGCTAAGTTAGGAATGGTTAATGATCCACAGGATCAAGGATCACAGGTTCAAGATATAAAGATAGAGGAACCCCTCTTTGAAGAAGGGGAGAATGTATTTAATCCAGACTTTGATAACTTATCAGAGTTCGATGAAGAACTTATTAGGAAGTATATCCAAGGTTGGGCTCCTTCTAAAGAAGGTCAGCAAGAGATTCAATTAGAGTTCTTGCAGTTGGAAGAGGGTAGACCTATGCGAGTAGGTATTGCTAAAGGCAGTAACCCTAATGATCCAAAGATTGTTTGGCAGATTGACTCTGCTGCAATTGCTCAACAACTCAATGCTTTAGAGCCAACTAAAGAAAGCTACTTAAAGAAAGAAGTTTTAGATAACCTGATTGCTCATGAGTTAATTCACGTATCAGAGAACAATTATCTCAAAGGTATTTGGAGACAGAGTGAACAAGGTTTAGAAGCAGGGACCGACTTTGTTGACTTCGCTAAATCATATCTTGGTAACATGTATCTAGACTTAGTAGGTACGAAGGCAGGTAAGAAGTTAGCTGTTGAATCAGTAGCTAGACACTTAGGTATTAAGACCAACGAGGTAGTGCTCCCAACAGCAGAGGCATTAGGTTCCTCTGGTATGACTATGGATGAAGTAGTTTCTGAGATGACACGACAGTTTGTTGAGTTATCAAAAGGATCTAACTCTTCTAAATCAGTAGCTGATTTCTTCAAAGGCATACCTGAAAGTTTCTTAAGATTTATACAAGGCGTTGTCGCCAAGGTCCGTGTGTTTACAAAGCCTGAGAATGTAGCTTTCCCTAAAGATGTAAAAGAAATATACAAATCCTTAGATAGCCAATTAGTTTCACACCTTAATTCAGTAGAGGATTCTTACGTAGAAATTTTAAAGAGATCTTTACAGGGCAGGAGATTAATTTTTGAGACGGCTTCAAATGAAAACCTTGAGACCACACCTCAAGAAACCCCTGTTGAAGCAGGAGCTTTAGGTGATTCTTGGAGCCAAGCCTTATCAGAATATGAGCAAGCTACTTCATGGAGTAATGACTTGTTTGCAGAGAATCAGATAGAGCAGTCTCTAAGTAACGTTGCTAGAGCACACATACTAGCTAATCCTTTATACAATATAAATGAAGCTCAACTAGATTTGATTGCTAGTTGGTACAACTCAAATGTATTAGGTAAGAAATTAAAGAACTTAAGGAATGTTAAGTTTGATTTTGAAATAGACATTGAGGTACAGAATGAAGATGGTACTACCACCACCCGTAAACAACTAGTTAAAGATATCTCTTCTGCTGATTCAGATTTGAAGATAGATCGAAGGGTCAGAGACTTACTTAAAAGTGCTTATTCAAATGCTAAAAAGTCTGAGGACTATTTACCTACGCTGTCTGACTTCTTGATTCAATTAGATGCGGACATCAATGGAGTAGATTTCTCCACAAGGAAAGAGTTTGTACTTAATAATAACCCCAGTGAGTCTTACAGTAGAAGACCCGTACCCACTTCTTCAAAAAAACTTCAGAGAGAATATCCTGATGAAGACATCAATGAGATAAATCAATTTGTGTTAGACACTACTGAGTTCTTTGATTCTTTACCAGAACTCCAGGGTAGAGTAGTTAATTTAAATTATGAGTCTACTTCAGGTAATGATCCTATTATGGTATCTGATGGTGAGATAACTTTAAATGTTTATGCCTTACCTAACCTAGTAAAAGTTCCTAAAAATGAATGGGTATCTCAAGTTAATATTAAACTTGCAGAAGATAAGTTTTTAAATGAAGTCTCAAGTGAAGAACTACAATCAGCTTATAACGAATTAGGTCCAAGCATTCTAGCTTTCTTAAGTAGTGAACTGAACACTTCAATAGGTACGGAGACTAAGAGTGAGGCTGATATTGTAGATGATAATGGGGATATCATTCCTGAAGTTGCAGAAGAAATAGTTAAGAACTTAGTAAGGAAGTACACATCGGATGTATTATCGGATAGTGATATAGAAGATATCTTTTCAATCATAAGTTCTTATTCAGGATTGAGAGGACTTGCTATCAAATCTATTGATAGTATCAACAACAGTTTCTTAGAGAGCTCAGATGATTTTGATCTTGTTAATAATGAGATGCTTGAGGAAGCAGCTTCAAACCTAAAAGCTAATAAGATCTTTGATAGTAATGATGAGCTTGAAGTTCCTTTCGATGATTCAGATACTGAAAGCTCTTTAGATTTTATTAGGAATGTTATTGTTAATAAGTCATCTCCTAGTTTACGGACTAGGTTAGAAGTACCTATAGGTATATTAAAAGGAGGGTATCAAAAGCCTAAAATCTTCGAGTCACTAGAGAAGTTTAACTTTGATAATCAGCTACAAAAATTTTGGAACTTTCTTGCGGGTTATGCTGATCCAAGATGGAGAAGAGAACAGGAGAGACGGCAGTCTTTTTATGCAGCCATTAAAGTTGAAGGGGAGATGTTTGTTAAAAATATAGATAAGGTAGTTAAAAGAGATTACGAGAATGGCTGGGATGATGCATCGGATTTAGTTTCAGTAGCTTCAGGGACTACTGAGGGGGCTACCCCTTCAGAAGAGTTTAGAACTAAGGTCGCTTCTAGGAGAGACGCTGCAATAGATAGGGCAAAAAAGAATTTTAATGGTGATGTTGATTTATTAAAAGAAAAAATAAAAGAAGCCAGAGCTAACGAGAGAGAAAGAATTAGTATTGAGAAAGAAAGAATTAGGAAAGCTATCCTAAGAGATATAGAAAGAGCTCATAAAGATATACAAAAGACTTCTCCTGAACTTAGTAGACTAATTCGTGAGGCCAGGAAAAGATTAACTGAAGCAGCTAACATCATTGCTGAAGATCTTGGTATAATTAACCCAAGTAAATATGGAAGTTTAAAACTTAAGTTCTCCAAGAACGAAGGGTTCTATTTAACCAGAAGTTATTTAGCATTTAAAGATGCTAAGTATAGGAATAAAATAGAGAACAGTAAGAGTGAGAAGTATCGAGTACTTAGAGTACAGGCTGGTAAAAGAATTAAGAGACAGAAAATTGACAGAGAGATAAATGATAAACTTCTAGCTAAAGATAAAGAAGCTTACAAAAATGAAGACACAGATTGGCTCTTAAAATCTGAGGCTCTTAAAAGAGAATTGGTTGAAAGGCAAGTCAAAGAAGCTGAAAAGTTTATCCCAGATACTGAATATGAAAAAGAAGCGTTAAGGTTTTTAGAAAAACTTGGGGATGATCCAGAGACAGATGTCCTGATGAGGAAGAATGAACTTCTTTCTTCTGAAGTTAGAGACTTCTTAGGAGAGATACAAGACCCAAGGTTTAACTTAGTTAACTCATTGGCTACTGTAAAAGCTCAAGTCAATCAGATCTACGATGGTATAAATTTGATGAGGTTGTCCCGTGTTGAAGGGGATAAAGATGAGTCTAACTGGTGGGCTGTAACTACAGAAGAATACCAGTCTATGCAAGAAGAAGATCCTGCTAGATTTGAAGAGCTTGGTTGGGCTAACTTTAAACCTGTCCTTGATAAAGAAAACAACAAGTCTTCTATCTTCCCATCTAGATTCCAGAAACCTTTTAACCCATTTATGGATACATCTAAAGGTTGGTTTATACACCCTGATTTAGTTGATTTCTATAACGTTAAAAATAAACAAGAGGCTAGAGCTCATCATGGTCCTATAGACAAAGTTTTTAGGTGGTTTGTTTTTACTTCTCTTGGTACGAAAACTTTGGGTAGTTCTACATATTTTACACGTAACATAGCAGGTGCTCTTACTTATTTCCCTGCTATGCAAGGAACCCCTATTGCTCGTGATGGAGATAACCCAAGAAAAATTATGGGGGTATCTCTTCCAAGAACTAATTTCAAAGAGCTAATGTCTGAACTCAGTGAAGTGGGAGTGCCCCAAGTTCTAGGTGATATTATGGGAGCGGAAGGACCGCTCGCCCAAAAGACGGGTATACAAAACACAGTGAACGACCTCAGAATATATTTGTTTGAGATAGGTTTATTAGAACCTGAGATTACAACAGCTTTGATACAAGATATGTTATCTAGTGATATCACAGAAGCTAGACTAGAGCAGGACTTCTTTGATGTTGTAAACAAAATCTACGAAGAAAATGGTTTACCTTCTCTTAAAAAGAAAGGAGCCATAGAAGAGCTTAGTTTAGAAGTTATGGGAGAGATAGCTACTAAGCTAGGTAAAAAAGGTTTACGGATAAGCCAAGAGAGCGTAAGAACTTTACAGAGACTTTCTCTTGCTACCGATGCTTTTTATAAGATAAGACAATTTGCTATTGAAAGGAATTACTTAGAGAGAGCAAGGCAATGGGATCAAGATAATCTTAGAGACACAGGGTATGCTAGTTTAACTAATGAAGCTATAGATATGGAGGCTGTTAACAAGATTAAACAAACAGCTCAGTATTATTCTCAATCCCCTAAGATATACAATGATTGGAAAGACTCTATTGCAGGGGGTGTCTTTGGTTCTTTCTTACGGTTTAGATTAGAAACCTGGAGAATAACAACTAACTCATTTATGCTAGCGAAAAAAGAAAGAGCTAGTGAAAACCCCATTATAAAAAGTAGAGGCACTCTCAGATTAAAAGGGGCTGCTACAACGTCTGCTATCATGTCTTTATCAGACATAATGATGGAAAGAATATTTTATCTAGGAGTATTAGCCCCTATCGGACATACCCTTGTAGATGGACTTGAAGATGATGAGAGGAGTGCTTTGCAATTGGCAGTCCCTTCTTTCTTAAGAGACCATACTTTCTTATACTCAAAAGATAAAGAAGGGAAGCTGCACTCGTGGGATTTAACTTATGTGAATCCGTTTTCTCCTGTATTTGATGTACCATCAGCAATGGTTAAAGCTTATAAAGCGGATGAAAACATCGCTGTTTCTGGAGCAGAAGCTTTCTTAAAACAATTTGTTGCTCCTTTTGTGGACCCTCAAATTGCAGTTAATGCTTATATGGGAGCCTTTATTAATAATGAAGACTCTAGAGGGAATAAGATAGCTTTCAACAGTGACAGTGTACTTACTAGGATCAGGAAACAAGCAGAGGTTTTTATTAAAGAAGCTTATACACCACCTACTGTTTTGAGAAAGAGCGAAAACTTTATGGAGGATGGGGAGTTTGACTTTAAAACTTTCTTAAAGAATTATGTCTCACCAATTAAACCTTATGTTATTGACCCTGATAATTCAGCGAGGACTTTCCATAAAGGTATTAAACAAGACTTAGAACTTGCTCAATTTAAATTAAACAGGGCTATCCTGAATGATAACTACACTGAGGAGGATGTCATTAAAGCTGCTAAAGACTCAGTAGAACAAGGGAAGATCGCAGCTAAACTAATGAACAAATATAGAAAGGCTTTCACAGGGAAAGCAATCGGGGCTAATGTTGATGTCTTTGATGAGACAGGTAAGAGATCATTTACCAAAGGTAAATATGATGAAGTAATTAATAGAGGTCGTTGGTTTTCTGGAGATCTAAGTGATAAAAGAAAAGAAACATTAGATTCAAAAAGCTTGGGGAAATACGAAGTGTTTTTAAAGGAGGTTCAAAAAATTGCAGATGAAGATGGGTTCTTTATTAATGACTAATCTTCTTTAGTAATTATTTCTTGAGCCTCTTCTAACAAAGCTACAGAAAACAAACAGTCTTTTAAAGTTTTGTCGTTGTTGATAAATACATAGCCTTCATCTAATTCCATACGTTCATCTTCATAGGTGCTTACATTTATCTGATAAGGGTTCTCATACCATACGGTCCAGTAACCATCTTTTGTTTTACAAAAGTTAGGTAAACTTTTAGCGGATGGGACTCTACTGTCTTGAACGATGTAGTTATTTTCAAATGTATCCATCACTTCATACAGTCCTCTGTTTATTTTTCTTAGTAACATAATATATAAATTAAAAACCCCGCCACCTGTAAAACCTAGAAACAGATGACGGGGAATGTTTTGCTAATACCACTCGGCAAATTATTGGTCTTTTAAATATACGGTTTTTACAATTTTATAGTTTAGTAGTTTGGCTAATGTCTTAGCCGTTTGAATGTTTGGTATATCTTTTATAGGATTAGGTGCATCGTCTGCTCTAAAGAGTTTCCAAAGACCATCCTTCTGTTCAAACAACCAGCTTATTTTTCTGATAGTTTTACCCATAGACTATACCATTCTTTTATGTAGTTCAAGAAATGCTTTAGCAGCAACTTGAGGTAGCACCCCATTGCCTAGCATTCTTAGTCGGTCCACTCGGTTGGCAGTTGGGTCCATCCCACTTCGAGCCCCATCAGTTGCTCCACCCACGATGGGTTCAGCCTGTTCGGATTGCTCACCTGTTTCGTGATCCGCTTCTGCTTGCTGTTCTTTCCAGGGTGTCCCTTGTGATCGCTCGCTGATGGCGTTCCCCACTGTTCGAGGTTCTTCCCAGTCGTACTGCTGTTGGTTCTGACAGGCTGGCCAGAGTGTGTCTCGGTAGCATAGTCTAGCCTCCCATTCGATCTGTCTTTCCCGTCCTTCCGTATCACTGTCGGACCTGAACCCTTGTGATCGCTCGTCGTAGGAGTCGGCCAGTTCTGCATGGCTATAGCTTCCCTCAGTTGGATGTTTCCCCACTTCCCCTCTTGTATCTGTTTCAGTCTCATCCCTCCCGACACTTCCGCAATTGTTGGGGTCGGCCAGTTGGCTACCTCTTCCCTCAAGTTTTTGCATCCGCCTTTCTTCTTGGCTCTGGCTAATGCTTCGGCTGATCGTGGAGGCAAGGTGTCCATTGTCGATGGTGTACCCCATAATGAACACTCGTTTTCTCTGGTGTGGAGCTCCGACTTCAGACGCTGAGAAAACTCCTGCCGTTGCCCGATAACCCACTGCTTCCAAACTTTGGAGGACATACTTGAGAACAGATTCTCCATCGGCTGTTTTACTGCTGATGATTCCCTCAACATTTTCGAGAAACACAACTGCTGGTCTGCACTGTTTGATGCCTTCGAGTATGTAGGGGAAGAGGTGTCTTGGGTCTTCCGTCCCTCTCTTCTTTCCTGCTGCGGAGAAAGGTTGGCAAGGGAACCCTCCTGACATGATGTCCACGCATCCACGAAACTTTCCGAATGGGAATTCTTTAAGGTTCGTGAACACAGGTGCTGGATGAATTTGATTCGCTTCCATCTTCGCAACCAAGTTCGCCACAGCGAAGGCTTCGATTTCAACATGAGCGACTTCTCGCACATTTGGGAGAACTCTTCTGAGTCCAAGCCCAATCCCCTCGTATCCGCTACAGAGGGACAAGTGTCTGATATATTTTTTGGTAGTATCCACATTATTTGCTTTCTATTGTTTAGGTTTATTGGTTGTCGTTTTCGAGGATTATCTGATAGAACTTCTTTGCAGTCCCTTCAGCACCCTCAAAAAGAATTGTGTTCATTTGTTTCTCTCTAATCCCTACGACTCTCCAGACATCCTGATCTCCATTGTATAGGATGGCTACAGTTTTATAAGGATAGAACTCAACTTCTTTTTGATTTACTATCGTTAACATTTTTCTTTTTAATATCGCTATTCATCCCCATAAATCGGCAGATAAATAAAAGGATTAACATGTATAAAAAGATAGCGATTACCCACATTGCTCTGCTCTTTCTAAGATCTTGTTTAGATGAGGCGTATACCTTTCTATGTTAGCATCTATCTTTTTGATTGCTGCATGAACGGCTCCATACTTTCTTCCGTAATGAGAAGCAGCACTTTGTGCAGTCTCCCCTTCTTTACTGATTAAGTACATAGCCATCGCTGCCCAAGGCGTAACGTTATGGTTACGGTTATACTCTAGCTCGGCCTGACTGTATGATGATATATCAGACACAGCTTTCTTTATGTTTTCTACTCTTGTTTTGTCTACTATTCTCACAATTAATTTATATATTTATTTTAATATTTTGTCAATTACTGGAAGACTCCAGTTTGTCTTTGAGAGATTGCAGTATTCTTCTGGCCAGGTCTACATCTTTGGTAGCCTCAAGGAACTGCGGTTCTCCTGTTACAAACCCCGTTAGTAATATGATTACCTCACCTAAAGTGCTGCTAATCATCTTCTTTGTTGGGTCTGGTTTTTCCAATTCCTCATCTAGCTTTACTAGAAGGGCGGTGACATCCTCGTATGTCTCACCTTCTTGGGGGAAGGCTTGAACGAAATCATCAAGGATCTGTTTTAGGTTGCGTCTTTTTTCCATGCTTTTTGAGTTATGAATTTGTTCACAAGACGGGAGGCTTTGTTCAGCTTGCCTATCTCAGTTATGGTATCCGCACACTGGTCTTCTCTGCACTCTAAATCAGAGAGTCTCCCATCAATAAGAAGTAATACATGATCCATTGCGGAATCAGGTGTCACCTCTTCAATCTGTGAGTTCTCTATTCTTCGAGCCAAGTGTTGAGCATAGAGTATTTCATCCATGATCTCCCGTCTCTTCTCTTTATCATAAGAACTTATTTGTAAGAATTGCACGTCGGAGTAAATGTTTCCTAAGTGCGTTAACAGGTCCATAGTTTCTGCTTTCATTTTATTTTTGGGTTTGTTGTTTAGTGTATGCCAATAGCTATTGGCACGTTGTTAAATGATTCTAATCCACACGCATGACCTTTCGGTGTGCATGTGTCACAGGTTCCTGGGCAAACAAACACTCGCTTACCTACTGCTTCTCGCACGGCTCTCGTGTACTCTTTTGTTTTGTACCCTGCTTTTGCAGCTAGCTTGCTAATGGTTACGGCAAGATAATCACCTCTCGAACAAGGTAACTTCATCATCCTGTCACGCTTACGTTTGCTATACTTACTACCACTAGAAAGGTTGAGCCTGTAGTTCTTTGGAAAGGATTGACCTGAATCAAACCAATCTAGAAATAAATCCCAACTCTTACTGTAACCATAAGCTAGGATATCTGGACGTTGCTCCAACATCTTGAACCAAAAGGCTAGAACTTTTGTGTTGTGAATGTCCCCGTCAACGTACAACCTTACCACAATGTTTTGGGGTAGTCTCATCCACTCCTGTTCAATGGTACAGAGATCATGGTTCAAGAGCCATAAGTTTTGTGCCTGTCGGAAGAACGCAGCAGGGTAACGCCATGCTTTCAATGAGTAGCAGAATTCTCCACACTCACCTTTGCCGGGACAAGTGACTAGTGGAAGCACTGACCATGTTGTGAAGGATAACTTCTTATTACCATTTGCAAAAACAGAGAATTCTGGTTTGCTTGTATCTAAAAAACGTTGAAACTTGTGAGCGTGATAGGCCCACGTTCCAACCTTTGTGATGTCCCCAAGGACGTTTTCGTCTAGCCATTGTTGTAACGACCATACTTTCTTTTCAGTCTGCATCATTTGTGCAAACTGCATTAGTTGCTTTCTGTTCATAAGATTATTCTAGTAAAACAGGAACTCCATCAGCGAGTTCCTCTTCTATTTTATATATTAAATCTTCAATGACATCCCCAATGGTAAACCCAGACCCATCATTGTCCTTTGGCTCATCCATTAACTTGCGTAGTTCTAAGAACCTTTTGATGTCATGCAAATCAAATAATGTTTCTGATATGTTCATTCTGACACCTCCTCATAAGTCCAATCTAAATTCCTATTCAATTCAGTCTTTACAAACTCATGAACATAATCCTCTAGGTCATCTTCATGACATCGGAACTGTACCCCTGGAAGTGAAAGAGAAATGTGTGTACTGAATAGTTTTTCACTCTCTCTTTCTTTCTCTAGCTCTCTATCCCTCTTTACATCAGGCCAGTGACCATCACTCTTTACCCGTATGAAATCACCGAAGTGTCTTTCTGCGAGTATCAGAACGTCAACTACATACTTATCATATGGTTTGTGTGCAGTCTTACAACAGTCAAAGCCCTCGCCATCAGACTCCCGTCGTCCACGATTTCTAGACATGGAGAAAGTCTCGTGTCCCTTGTTACCTATACCATCAAAGGTACAGTATTCATCTGTGATGTATGGGAAGATCTTATCTTCTTTACTCCAGACTATGCCTTCAGCATCATCAGAATCCAATAACTCTTTACAGTCATCGGTGAATGCTTTCCACTTGTTAGCAGGTATCTCTTTTCTGGTATACCAGTAGTGTGTATATCCCATTACTTGCCCCCTTTCTTTTTGATTTCAAACGCCTCAACTTCTATATCACGAACGATTGTAAGTGAATCACAATAACAGATAACTTCAGCTACCTCTTCTATAAGTTGCTTCTTTGTCTTCTTATCTTTATTATAGATACTCTCACAAGCGTAGAATGAGAACTTGTATACTTTAGGCTTACTCATTACTTATCCCCTTTCTTTTTTGTAATGAAGTCAATGCTCTTGTCTTCATTGAATTCTGCAACTAGTGCAACGGCTTCTGGATCTTCGATCATATCTTTGATGCCTCTGACAGGTACGTTAGCACCTCCATCGTCACCACCCCATGTGTTTCTTTTGACATACCACCAATCGTCAAACTCCATTGTCTTGGGGTTACACTCTTCAGCGTATACGATAGGTGACCTAGCTGTTTCACCAGCACGTCTGACACGCTTCGGCATAAAGTATACACCTTCATCACCGACGAAACGGATATGAGTAGGTTCCCCAGTTTCCATGTGGGTCTCCTCAAACTCTATTAGTTTCTTTAGTTCTTCTATATTAAACGTTAGTTTCATTTGCTTTCTTTCTAATAAGTGAAGCCACACCAACCAAGGCTGCGTGGCGGTGTGGCTTCGTTGTTTCTTTTGTTATGCAGCCAATGCGATAAGCTTGTCGAACTCATCTTTTGTTTTACTGACAATCTCTCCACCAATGCGGTCAACTTGATCCCTCAAGTCAAAGCATGGTTGCTTTTGTGCTGCTGATGTAAAGGCAGCTTGCAACCCATAAGCATGACGCTCACGCCTGTCGAAGTCTTCAACTGCTTGAGTTATCAAATCCTCTGACAGCTTGTAATGCTTACCAACTGCTTCAATGATCAACTGATCTTTCTCCACATCACTCTCAAAGGTCTTCTCGAATGAGCCGATGACCATGTCCTCAAGCCTTTGCATATTCCAATCAGATATCATCCACTCAACTGATCTAGCAATCTTGTAGTCTAGGCCATACACATGTTCCTTACTTAGGATGCCTGTACCCCCTACGTAGTTCTTGCCACTGTGTTTCATTCTGATTGACTCAATGTCTTCTGAATTGAAGACCATACCATTGTCGCAATAGCCATCACAAACGAATAGCTCTAGCTCAAAGTATCCTTCTCCAATCTCTGAATTAGTCCACTGAAAACCAAAGTATAGTTTGCGGTTACCCATGATGATAGGATCGACTGTTACGTATCTGACATAGGTACGTCTTGCCGAACTACCACCACCCAAGCATTTGAAATGCGTATTCTTATCCATGATCTTACTAACAAGGTCATGAATAGTATCATCATTAATCCGCTTGTACTTTGTAGACAACAACGCCCTCATGGTTGTGTTTCCATCTTGACCAATCAATCCACGTAGCATGAAGTGCTTTGCTTTCCTACTCAACTGCTCATTGACGTTCTTCTCAAGTAGCCCTATCTGTCTTGTATCTGTCAGATAAGTTGCATACTTTGCGAAGCCCGATCCACCAATCTCTCTGTACATGTTATCCAAGAACAGAGGCGTACCTTCAAAACGCATGCGGTGTCTGCCATCGCTGACGGGTACGGTTATATCAAACAAGAACTTGCTTGATTCATCGTTACACTTCGGTGATCGCCCGAAACGTACGTTGTCCAACGACTCAATGATATCGACTCGCTGACCTTTGTTAATAACTGAACTGATTTGTTCATGCTTTGACGGCTTACTTTCAATTAATGTTTCCATTTTTATTTTTCTAGGTTTAGTTTTGCTTTCTTCTGATGCCGAATTGCATCAGGGAAATTGTTATTTAATTATTAATAATTGTCTAGGATTTATTTATTATTTTTTCTTCTTTCTATCTCTCTCAAGATCTCTACCCGATTATCGTCGTTCTCTACAACTTCAGGTTCAAAGTTGCCAGCAATCTCGGCTAGCTCATTGATAGCTTCGTCATAGATGTATTCGTTTATCTCCCGTTGTGATGGTCGTAATACCTCTGATAGCTCAGTAGTCTCCCAGTGGTCAACAAAATCATCCACCGATCTCACAACGTTCTGCCTCGCTATGATCCTCCGCTTGTCGTTCTCTTCATCAATGAGGTTAGGTAAACCTATCCCCTCACGGAATACTGCAACTGCATACTTTGCATCGTCTAAGATCTGTTCGTCTTCTTTAGGGAACTTTGATTCATCATCTCCATGCTTCTCATGTAGTAGTTCTTGGCATCGGTGAATCACCTCATACATTTCTTCTATTCTTTGCTTGTCCATTTTTATTTCCTCTCTGTAAATGAAACAAGGCAACCCGTCCATGATTCATAGTTCATGGATCAGGTTGCCTTGTTATGGTTTAGTTTAGTTTAATCTTTGTACAGGTTACCGTTGCCTGTAGTCAACTTTAGATATCTCTTACCTTTCTTTTTGTAGAGATTACCTTCAAGATATTCTTGATGAAGTATCTCTTTGACACTCTCTAAATGATCGGCCTCTTCATCTGATTCTGAATAGTATCCACTCATTTCTTACTCCTCTCTAGTTTAGTTATATGTTTATCAGCTAATGCCTTCAGCTTGCCAATATAATTAGGACTAGCATGAGCATAGTCCCCATTGTCCGCTTTCCTTTTAGCAACTTTGTACAGTTGCTTGATGTCTTTAATAGACGTTGCTTTCTTTATCTGGGAACGAGTCCCTTCATTTGCTTTCTTCATATATAGAATGCCCCTTTCGGGGTCTTGGTATGGTTAACTCTTATCTTCTTTCCGTAGATTGTTTTTATAAAACTGTATATCTCTTTCTCGCCTCCAGTGATCTTTCGCACGGGTTAGTCTGATATGATTCTTTACGAACCAAACCAATGCGAGGGTTTGCAATAACAGTATGGCCAAGATAAATGGCTCGGCTGCTAACTCTATTTGAATTGTTTCCATATTATTCTCCTATTAAGTCTAATGCTTTACTGATTGAATTGAAACTATCCTGGCGGTCATCGTCATGATAGGTTTCACTTATTTGTTTCCGACTAAAATACTTATATGGGCCTGTCACTTTTTTGCCTCCTATCGTTCTAGTCACTACTTTGTTTTGGTTTACTTTCTTCATGATGTAAATCTGTCTACTTCACTCTCAATTCTTGCGAGGGCATTTCTTACTACCCTGATATGATCCCGTATGAAATCGGTATTATTAGAATACGGTGTTGAAGCATAACGCTTCTTAATTACTTCAAGGCTTGTTGTGATTTGCTCACAAGCAAACTCTACAGTTGCAACATTACTGTCGTGTGCAGGATCAGGTCGTTTAGACGTGGCTGATTCCCATACAACAGTCTCTTTTTTATTATCCATTTGTTTATGGGTTAAGGTTAAATTGAGCCGTTTTTAAGGCTCCCACAATGCAATAGACAGTACCATAGCCTTGGCTAGGCCTGTCTATCGCACTGACGGAGAGTTAAAAACTAGTGAATTGGATGATTTCCTCACCTTCTCCTATATCTAATAAGTCTGATGCTTTCATATTATATTCTGGATAGTTTATCGTTAGTACCTCGACATATCTCCCGTAAGGTTTCAATGTCATTGTACGGTTCTGTTTTGCGTAAGGTAGACTTATCTACCCGTGAAAGTTTGCGGATATGACTCGCATACTTATGATTAACTGTGATGGGTCTAAGTTTGTGAGCAGTCGGATGCTCGTCGTGTCTTGCTTTCATAATTTAGTCATTACTGTATATACTCCAATCAATTGATGGCATGGCATTGCTAGTATATACAGGCACGATTAAATTATATTGTCCTGCTTTCTCATGGTAATTACACCATACATTATAAGGTCGTATATTATGCGATATGATCCATAGACAATGATTCATTAGCTCATGAATCATGGATCATATTTAAGGCACATATTCCCTTTACCAAGTTTACTTGTCTATTATATCCAAACAATAAACGTTCATTGTTCAAATCGTAGACTTTCTCTCTATTTACTGAATCGCCCAAAATGGCGGAGAGGATAGCATAAAATCATAATTAAAGTAATTACAACTCACTTGATCAAGTGAGGAATTCCCCTAATCGGCTATTGATCGAATTAGAAAATTCTATTTCTAAAATATAAAGGAGCAAACAGAATAAGAAACATTTATAGAATATAATTCATTCCTAAAGGCAATGAACAATAAGTGCGACTGTTTTTCTATCCCCTCTAGACATCTTTTAAATCCTCTAAAGGTATAGTTTCCTAGTAAATAAAAAACGCTAATCAATTCAAATAGACCTTGATTAACTTTATTAAATACTAAGTTAAAAACTCTCATTCTTTACACCACAAAAGCCCCTAGGGAATAAACCCTAGAGGCGATTGGTTTAATATGGTTTAGAGGTTATTTGAATACTTTATTAGAAGCGTATTTATTCTGTAATCTAGATCCCCTTGTAATAGTGCTAGATATAATTTTATCGGCTTCAAATTGAAGCGTTTCCCCTTCAGTCATCATGACACTTTTAGAATTTAGAGCATCTCTAAAACTGTTAACATCATCAGTGGTGGTGTCATGAGAAATGCCATATTTCTTCATTAACCTAGGTTTTGTTGTATTCCGCCATTCATTAGACAAATACAATAAAATCTCTAAATCTGTAGATTTAGGATTATTAACTTGGCTAATAATTGCATTTATAGTTTTAACGCTAGTTTTAGCGTTCTTATCAGTGGTATTAGTGGACTTTGCCATAGTGCCACTAATAAAGGCTAATTGTATTATTATTTCAACTAATATTTAATTTTTTTTTAATTCTCTAAAATTAGCCTTTTAAAATTACAGTGTATCAAAATGGATTTTCTAAATTTAAAAAAACTTAACTTTGTCACATTTTGAAAATTAATAATGAACAATAAACATTTAACATTGATTAATGAACCATAGAAAACGGATCACCGCTTCAGGCCTGGAGACCACCCGTACCCCCACTATTTTTTTTCTCAACAGGCCATACATATATATACATGCGTAGAAAAAAATTAATGCCATTTTATCCCCCTGAGAAATGTGGCGTAAATGTGGGAAATGTGTGGGTAAGTTAACTTTTTTCCTAAAATGTGGTTTTTCTGGATAAAATGTGGGGGCAAAAATGTGGGTTTACAAAGAAAGCTCTTGACCAATTCCTAAAACTCTCTACTACTACTTTAGCATATTACAGCATTATGTTGTAAATTACTTAACCTATATCTAAGAGTTTTATGAATGAAATCAAAGAAAGCGAAGTTGAAACCAAAAACCTTTACGGAGCTTCGGCTTATGCCGTAGATGAAGAAGGGAATGTCTACCGCAAAACCCACAGAGGTGTCCTGCGGAAACTTAAAACTAGAGAAGTTTGCTCTAAGACTTATGTCACTATCAGGAATGACCACGGCCGATCTTGGTCTTTTGATACTAAACGAATAGCTCAAGCTTTATTCAAACAACCTATCCAAAAATACACAAAGCAAGACATCCTTGAGTTATTCGATGTAAAGATGATACCTGATTGGGCTAGGTATGTAATCACCCCCTATGGGGCGGTATATTGTATTGACCCACCCAAAAGAGGGCGTAATGCAGGTGGGGCATACATGCTTCGAGAGTTTTTGATGAGTGGACACCCCTATGTTACCCTTTACCATTCGGACGGAACCCGAAGAAACAAGCGAGTCCGTACATTGGTTGAGGAGACCTGGGGCGAGGATTCAGCCTTGCCTGATGCTTAAAAAGGCTTAAATTTACAAATACATGTCCACCGAAAAATATTCTATTGACGCTCTTGAAGGTTTAGGCAGTCTTGATGACAAAGGCAAACCTGTAGAAGCCCGTATTAAAGATGTAAAGAGTGCCATAGGTATTTATGAAGCTTTACGTAAAGCCGATGAAAAATCGTCGGTAAACCGTGCCCGTGTTGACGCAATGTTCGATGGGGCTAACCCCTATAGTCAGGGACAGCTCAATCAAAGTGGGCAAGGACTTAAGACTAACCTAAATTTTGGGGAAGCCCAAAGGTTACTAGATATCGCTTTGTCTGCTTATGTGGACTTGTATTCCTCCTTAGAAACACTAGTTGAGGTACGTGGAACAGAGGGTCAGAGATCCGAGATCAAGGTTCAAGAGGACATTGTCTCAGAAGAGATCACTCATATGTTGAGATGTTGGCCTGAATTTCACAGTAGTTACCTACGACTTTGTACTACATTCGTCAAGCACGGCACGGGCGTTGCATATTTTGACACCCCCGACGACTGGAAGTTTAGGGTGGGTAGTTTTGCGGATATCTTGATACCACGTCAAACCCCTGCTAATGAAGGGGCTATTGATGTTGCGGTTGGTCGTAGACAATACCACTTGCATGAATTATTTGCGTTCATAAAAAACCCGAAAGCTGCTGCTCGTGTAGGTTGGGATGTTGAAGAGGTGAAACGTGTTATTATGCACAACGCCACGACTAGGGGGCGGAACACAGGTAGGAACTACACTGATTGGGAGACTCTTCAGCAGGAGATGAAGAACAATGATATTTATGAGAGTTACCAGAATCCGACTGTAGCCGTGCTTCATTTTTGGGTACGTGAGATGGATGGGTCTGTGTCTCATTTTATTACGGCTGAAGAAAGACCTAAGAAGTTTATGTACCGCAAGGTTTCTCGTTATGAAAAGCCTGAACAAGCCTATGTGATGTTTACATATGGTGTTGGATCAAATGGTACTTACCATTCTATTCGTGGGTTGGGGCATAGAATCTTTAACCACATACAGACGAGCAACCGACTACGTTGTCAGATGATTGATGGGGCTATGTTAGGATCAGCCGTTATGATTCAGCCCGAAAACCAAAGGGCGTTGGATGAGCTTAGTTTCACTTATTATGGTGCATATGCGGTATTATCTCCGAACATTAACATTGTACCTAAAGCCGTGCCTAATTTAAGTACCGCAGTGACCCCTGCACTTGAGGACATCTCGAACCAGTTAGCCTTGAACACTGATACGGTGAGCACTTACGGACCGCAGCAGAGTTCACCGTACAGGAATCAGATGCAGGTGGTAGCTGACATGGACGTTAGCACTAGATTATCTGGAGCGAGTTTGAACTTGTTCTATGCATCGTGGACTCGTTTACTTAGGGAGATTGTTCGTAGGGTGGTGGTCAATAAGAAGCGTGATGGTATGGTGCAGGATTTTTATAATCGTTGTGCTGCGAGAGGGGTTCAAGAATCATTTATCAAGAGTTTAGATGTTGCCCGTACTAAGGCGGTTAGGTCCATAGGTAACGGATCATATGCCAATAGGTTGGTAGCGTTGAGGGAGTTGCAAGCAATATCGGGTTCATTTGATGAGGTGGGTCGTAAGAATTTGACTAGGGATATAGTGGCGACTCGTGTGGGGCATGATTTAGCTGACAGGTATATACCGCAGATGGAGCAGGAGAGGCCTACAGTGGATACGAAGATAGCTTTCTTTGAGAATCAAGATTTGATGGAGGGTAAGATGGTCCCTGTTGTGGCTAATGAGTTACATGCGACGCATTTATCTGTACATTTACCTACATTACAGCAGTTATTGGAGCAATTGAACATGGGTCAATCTGATCCTGTGCAGTCTTTAGCTACGGTACAAGCATTTTATCAGCATGTGAGTCAGACGGCACAGCTTTTGGCAGGAGATCCGTCTCAAGAGAGTTTAGTTAAGCAGACTAAGCAGGTTTTACAGTTTGCTGAAGAGATGATTTACAATACATCTAAGCAGGTAGAGAAGTTACAACGTGAGCAGATGGAGGCACAACCTGTTCAGGAGGGTCAGCCACAAGCAGATCCTGAGTTAGAAGCTAAAATTAGGGAGAGTGAGCTAAAAAATCAGATAACAATGGAGAAAGCAAAGCTTGACATGGAGATAAAACAAGCCAAATTTGAGCAAGATCAAGCAATTAAGGACGCAGAGAATGCGATGAAGTTGCGTGAAAAATCATAAGTATGCCAAAAAAGATACCGTTGCCTATTCCGTTGGATAGGTGGTTTAAGGATGTTAAGAAAGTTGAAGAGCTGCGAAATATCTTGGAGTCTGAGACTTTCCAGGAAGCCTCCGCAACTCTTAAAGAGTCAGCAGGACCGAGTTACGGATCAATTGCCACAGATCAAGGAACTAACAGCACACGTCATGCATGGTACGCAGGATATCGTGATGCTTTCAGTGATTTACATAAACTAACTAAGTTACAAAACACAAATAACACCCAACCCACAGCCGAAGAATGGATGCACATACAGAAACCGCAACAGTAGAAGCCCCTGAAGCCGAGGTTTCAAATCCTGTAGATTCTATACCAGAGGAGTCATCAGCAACTGATGTATCTTTTTTGGATGCTATAGACCAAGCTTTTGATAGTATTGGTAAACCAACAGAGGAGGCTCAAGAACCCGTAGCGGAGGAACCCGCGAAAACCGAGGAGGAAGTAGCCGAAGCAGTTACCGAGGAGCCAAAAGTTGAAGAGGCTAAAGAGGAACCTAAAGAAGAAGTTCAAGAGGAAGTAGACTCTCTTGAGAGTTTAACAGAGTCTATTGGAGACGATTGGACCCCTAAAGCAGCTAATAGATTTAAAGAGCTCAAGTCTGAATTGAAGACTAGCCGTTCAGAATTGGATGAACTTAGGCAGTTAACGAAGGAGCAGACCTCTAAGTTGGAGGAAATGTCTGCTATGGTGGAGAACAAAGACATTGAAGCTTTGCAAGAGAAGTTAGCTTCCTATGAGCAAGACCGAGCTTTCAATGATTTAGAGAGTACTGAGGCTTATCAGCAAGCGGTTAGTGAGCCTATCAATGAAATACTAGACGCAGCTTCTTCTGTGGCGGATCATTACGATGTTAACCCAGATATATTAATTGATATTTTAGCATTAGAGAATGCGGAAGATCAAGATACTGCTCTGGAAGAATATTTTCCTAACATGTCTACTAGGGATAAAGCTAAAATCTATCGAATGATAGAAGATATTGACCCTATTTTAAAGCAGAGAGAAGAAATGTTTGAAAACATTGATGTCGCTTTGAATGAGGCAAAAGCTCTTGAAGAAGAGCGCCAGAAAGCTGATTTAGCTGAAAGAGTTCAGTTAAGACAGAACGTGACAAAGAATGTAGTTAACAGAGTTAAAGAAAAACTTCCTTTTCTTAGTGGGTTAGATGACGTAAATCTGTCTGAAATACAAGAAAAAGCAGCAGAATTAGATCCCACTGTGGTGCATCCTGTAGATTTTGCATATGGGGCAGTAGCTGCTGAGTTACTACCCAAAATAGTACGTCAGTATTTTTCTTCTCAGAAAGAGGTTGAAGCACTAATGGACAAGCTTTCTGAGTATGAGGAGGCGGAACCTACAATGTCGGGGGCTCCTGCTACTGATGGAAGTAATGTTTCAAAGGCAAATGCTAATTTGAGTTTTGAGGAAGCTATCGCTGCTGCATTAGGCTAGTTGCGAAGATTAGATTCATAGCTTATTTTAGGCTATGGCTAAAATATCCGCACAAGCTGTTAAAAGTCGTAAAGACACTGAAGAATTTTTCCGTACCGTTGGTATGGGGGTTGATAACAAAGCAAAAACTGCTGGAGCTGCCCCTACACTGGGTACTATTGGGCAGTATGATGCTGGAAATGTAGGTAAAGACATTAGTTTTGATCGTAATGAAGACGAAACGGCTTCTAAGTTAGGAGGTATTTTAGTAGGGGTTGATCAACCCAAACCAAAAAAAGAAGATGACCCTGATTTAGGAAAGGAAGAAGATGAAGATGAAGATGAAGAAGATCTTAAGCCTTCTGCTACAGATGTTCAAGGTTCTGATCTACCTAAAACAATGACGATTCCTTTGGGGACAACTAGTTTTACTTTACCAAATATAGGCACTGTGAGTAAAATACTCATGGCACAGTTTAATAAAAGCAAAGAAGATAAGAAAAATAAGGATATGATGAAAAAATTGTATCCTGATATAGGTCAACCAGATCGATTTAATAATTTATAATGGCCAAGTTTAAGAGATTACCATCAGGTGGTGTTAGTTACCGAGGAGAAAAGTTTCCCGGGTTTAATAAACCTAAAAAAGCTCCATCAGGGAGTAAGAAAAAGTTTTTTGTTCTAGCTAAACAAGGGGACAAAATCCGAAAGATTGGGTTTGGTCATCGGGATTACCAAGATTTTAGGCAACATAAAGACCCTAAGAGGCGTAAAAACTTTAGGTCTAGGCATAATTGTGCTACTGCAAAAGATAAACTAAGTGCTCGTTACTGGGCGTGTAAGAAACTTTGGTAATGAAAAAGAAATCAAGAGTCAACGAAGCTGGTAATTATACTAAACCAGGAATGCGTAAGCGTTTATTTGAGCGTATAAAAGCTGGATCTAAAGGTGGTAGGCCAGGTCAGTGGTCTGCTAGAAAAGCTCAACTTCTTGCTAAAGAATATAAGAAAAGAGGTGGAGGTTATAGGTAATGGCTCTAAAGAAGTCACAGAAGTCCTTAAAAAATTGGACTAAACAGAAGTGGAGAACTAAATCAGGTAAGAAATCTTCTGAGACAGGAGAAAGATATTTACCTGAGAAAGCAATAAAGTCTTTAACTGCTGCTCAATACGCTGCTGGAACCCGTAGAAAAAGAAAAGCTACGGCTCAAGGTAAACAAAGAGCTAAGTATACAGAAGCTGAGAAGCGAGCTTTTTTAAGAGCTTCAAAGAAAAAGAAAACTAAAAAGAAAAAATGAAGAAGAAAGATTTCAAACCACATATGATGTATGACCCAAAAACTGGGAAGGGCATACAAGCTAAAACATATGAGAAACACCTTGAGTTAAAGAAGAAAGGGTTTGTTCATGATAAACCCCAAAAATCTTTTACTGAAGCTGTTGAATCTAGGCTTAAAAAGAAAAGCGGATATTAAATTAGTCTTCCACTATATCAAGACCTATACAAATTTTAGGGGGTAGTGGTTGTACTTGGGTTTCAAGATTGACCCTGACCGCTGGATCTGTAAAAGGAATTGGTAAACCTACTTTAGCGTCTGTGGTGTTACATGAAACGCTTGAAGCTGCGATTAAAAGAAGTCCTGCAAATGCTATAATTTTCTTTTTCATGGGTAACTATACCCTTATTTCAAGAAAAGCAATACTGATAACGTCATAATTATCAGTATTATAAAAACCCATATAGGTATTTCATCTATAGGTAGTTTCATTGAGTAAGGTACTTACAAAATCCCCATTTGCATAAATATATTAATAAGGGTAAATTTAGTGAGTCATACGAAACGGTTGCTCTAGCCATTAAATAGTTCAGTTTTTTATGACGATGTAAACGAATTTTGTAAGGTTGCTCTAGCCTTAAATAGTTCTAGTAAGCAAGATTCACTTAACTTTGAAACTAGATCGCTTTACCGACCTAATAGGGAGCGGTCTGCACTTACTTAACTTAACAATTAGAAATTAAATAACATGGCATTTGCACCTCCAGGTACACTAACTACCGATGCAGCATCAGCTGTAGACGTAGTCTTGACTCAAGAGGCTAATAGAATTGGCTCCGATATACATAAGGCGACTCTTCATACTAGTCCTTGGATCGACTTAATTAAACAAACAACCTTTCCAGAAGGAATGGGTTATCAGTTGAACACGCTCGTTTATGACCGTGCTCTTCCATTGTCACCAGTAAACAAAGACCTTAGTGAAACAGGAACCACTGTTGGAGTTTCTTGGTCAGCTTTAGGAACCACAGAAGCCTCTGGCTCAAATGGTTTTACAGGCGGTCAGCAAGATCAAACTAATGGTATGGGATCTGGTAAAGCTAACGTTAACGTGATTGATTTCACAAAGACTCTTAAGAACTATTCTCTTGAGAGAGCTGTTGTTGAATCTCCACGTATTAATGTTGAAGATCTTCGTTATGCAGCTCATCGCACTGAGCAGCTTCGTGCAATCATGGACCTCCTTAAAGAGTCTGTCCGTAATTCATGGGAAGAGCGTTACCGTGATGAGTACGCTAAACTTTGCGACAACGTCGTTATTTGTAAAGCTTCTGGTACTGCACCAGCTACTGGTAAAGAAGGAAGCACTACTCCAGATTCTGCTGGAGACGTAGACGCTGATAACAACGATTCAGCAGAGTTGATTGCTGCTAACATCTCAAACAAAGTTCTTGATGATCTATACTTCAAGCTTGTAAGAGCAGGAGCAGGTTTCAATGCGTACGGTCGTGAAAATGGTCGTCCAGTATTCTCACTTGTTTGCTCATCTGAAGCTTCTTATCAGATCATGACTGAGAGTGAGTCCATCAAGGATGACATTCGCTACAATAACTCAAGAGTATCTGAGCTCATTGCACCACTTGGTGTAGAGAAGAGCTTCAGAGGTTACTACCATCTTGTAGATGACCTTGCTCCACGTTATAGTGACACTGTTGACGGATCTGATAAGCTTGTACGTGTACAGCCTTATATTCACAACACATCAACAGACAAGGTTGAAATCAACCCTGATTACGATACTGCTCCAATTGAGGAAGCATTTATCCTTGTTGATAACGTGATGGAGTCATTAATCCCAGCACCTATTACAGGAGCAAATGGATTAACATTTGACCCTGTGAATTACAAAGGTGAGTTCAAGTGGACAAACATACCTGATCAGACACTTAACCCTGATGGTACAATTGGTTTCTTCAGAGGCATCATGGCTTCTGCTTCTAAGCCAATTAAGACTAACTTTGGTTATTCTATCTTGTTCAGACGTACGTCTACAACACTTGCTGCTTAATTAGCATATATCATAACAATAATCCCCGATCCTCTTGAAAAAGGAGGGGATCGGGGTTATTTTTTTAAAAAATAACATTAAAAATTATGGCTGAAGAAAACGAAGTTGAATCCGAAGAAATGGGTATGGGCATGGACAAAAGCAACATGCCCAGTAATGAAATTCTTATAGAGCTTTTTGAGGCAATGGTGGGGGAAGAGTTAGATGAGTCAAATGATAACCATGCGGTAGCTATGGCAGGAATACAAGAGTTTCTTTCGCAAAACCCTGAGATAGCTGAAGCGTTATCTTCTGGAGAGATGACTGTATCTCAACTTGCTTTGAAACTATTTAAAGAATCTAAATAATCATGGCTCAATCATTATCAGGAATTTCAGTTACCTCAAAGGTAATAGGCACGATGGCAGGCCAAGGGACGAATGTTCAGAATGATATACGTATCGGTAGAAATATTGCTAAATCAATTAGTGCTACTGAAGCGGATATTTTATATTCTGTAAAGTTCACCTCTACGGCTGCTTCTGACCAAATATCTTGGGACTTAGATTTACATAAGTTCAGTGCAGCTTCAGGTGATAGTCCGAATGCTTTTGACAGGGCTAGTCATACATATACAGGTTACTCATCTAATAATAACACTCCAGGAACGCCTACAGACGCTGTCGGGGATGTACTTCCAACAGCATCTACTATAATGGCTATACTTTATGAGACTGATGCTACGAACACAGGCAATGTAGTTATTTCTTCTAGCGATGCTAAGTTTGGAACTGTAACATTAGCGGGAGGTACGGGCTCTGGGATTACAGGAGCTCATACAAGATCTGCTTTATTTATGCCTAGGGCTGACCCTTCGAATGTTAATGTTACCATAACTTTTGCAGATAACTCTAATTCATTGACGGTTTTAGTTTTAGCAAAATCTTAATTAGATGGCAGTCTCTTCTAATAGAAGGCAGAGAATATTAGAGTATGCTACTCCTAAAGTAGCTGACTTAGTTGTTATTGAGTTAGTTGATGCTAGTAAGAATCTAGGGTCTGCTGATGCTGCTGACAACACTGCTTATGGGACGGCCCACCCTGACTCTGTAAACTTCCCTAATCATAAACTGTCATTAATTAAAAATGCTGACAGAGAGCAGGGGCAGTTTCAGTTTTGGTATTATGTAGTTGATAGGGATAGCCAAGATGATTACAACTGGGAGTTTCAATCGGCTTCTGCTTCAGGGAGAAGATACGATACTGTTGTAAGAACTTATATAACTTTAAGGAGTTCTTTTGATGACTCTACACCTGCTATCAATTCGGCTATGCCGATATCAACTAGCGATCCTTTTGCTACTACAGATGAGTATGTGCTCTTTGAAAAGAGGCAGGTAAGAGCTGGCGATGAGTCTTTAGATTCATTGTATGTTATTGAGAGAAGGGTCTTTGTTAAGAAAGTTCCTATTAGGAATATACGGACAGATGATAGTTTCCCTTATGATGTTACCCCTCATGAGAATACTAGTGATTCTACTGTAGATAGAGGAAACACTGCTGACCCTGCAAAAGGAGCTTTATTAGATAAAGAAACTTTATACTTTAGAACAGAGCAGATCAAAGCTACTACTGTGTTTGCTTCAACAGGTAATGATACGGCTATATCTGTTGTAGATGGTTCAAATAATCCTGTGACTTCTGAGGAAGCTTTTCGTGATCCTGATCTTAGTTTTGGCACAAACGTAACTGCTTTAGGGTCTTCAAACTTTTGGGGGACTGATGAGTTAGGGATTGAAAGAGAGGGTAAGCAGATATCTGAAAATTGGTTCGTGTTGCTAGAAAGACAAGTTGTGCCACCTGTAGATATAACTAACATTTCTGGTAAGAGTAATCCTGGTGAAATAATGTTAGCTAAATATACCACTAATGAAACATTTACATGGCCAGCAGTACTTAATGATATGGACCCTGCGGATGGTAATCAAAACGGGGTTGTTGGGTATTCTTGGAAAAGAAAAAAAGGTGGTGCTGATACTGTAGTATTTCCTACTTTCAAAAGGGATACATGGACAGGACCAACTAAAACAACTAGAGAAATTATTTGGCGAAAGAAAAAATGGAGTGAGTCAGAGTTGACTGATCTTCAGCCCATGCAACCACTTCCAATAAACTTTATAACTCCATTAGCAAGGGCAAGTGTTAAACCCACTCTACACAAAGGGATGCAATTAGGCATGTCTACAGGAAACAATCATCCGATATATAATGATGCCTCAACAGTATTTACCTATGGTAGGACTAATTATACTGATTGGCCTGAAGAGTTAGTTGTATCAGATTCGCAAAAGCCTTTTAGAGGTGGTTATGTTAGAGAAAGAATAACTGTACATGCCCCAACAATAAGTGCTCAAAATCCTACATATGCACCTGATCCTTTTTAACAATGGCTGATGAGATAGATCCTAATATTAGAAGCAATATTGAGGGCGTAGGCAATATTGAGAATTGGCCTTATCCCTTCGGTCCTCATTCTGATTCTCAATTTAAAAATGCATACCCTGGCCAAGGTTTATTAGAGGTTTATCCTCAAGGTAACGAAGGTAATAAAGATTACCATCCTTATGAGTTAGAGTTTCATGTAGATGATAATAATAACGTAGAGCTCCGTTGTTATTTTGGGGTTGTTTATTATTCCATAACAGGCATTCAATTGGAGGCTTTTGATGACAATGATACTAGTGATGATAACAAAAGATTTGGTATTAAAGGGCAGAGAGTTCTACCAGGAATTGGCAGTATAACCCCTGCTGGTTTTATTAGTAGAGATGATGGGAGCAACAAAAAATTTTGTGGTCTTGGTAGGGGTAAGTTAGACGCAAGAGGCAATCCCCCTGATAAATGTTTTGGGACTGTGTATTTAGTTTTTTATGTTGATTCTAATAATAGAACTGTTAGCGAAGCTGAAGTTCAGTTTATAGAGAAAGGAGAAGAGTTAGAAGAAGAGGAGCCCGTAGGTGAGTTAAAGCGTGTGGGGACAGATAAGTTACTTAGAGATAACCCTAGAAAAGGTAAGTATCACTTAAAGATAGGTTCTTTTAATTCTCCTAAAGATACACCAATTCCAATAACTCAGTCGATAGAGGACCATGTTTATTATGCTACTACTATAGTAGAAGATAGTGAAGCACCTTCTCCTGGAGATGGTTCTAGTTTTTCATATACTACTACAGCTACTCCCCCTGCTGGTGAAACTTTTTCAGCAGCGAAAGCCCCTGACCCCGTAGACCCTGACAATCCTTTCATACCAACAACTGCGGTAGATCAGCCTAATCAACCTAACCCAACAGGAGGGTCTTCAAATCAACCTAATTATAAAGACACTCATGCCGTAGGGGGTCTAGGGATTGACGCACAACAACCTGATCCTGTTTTTGAAGATGAGACTGATGAGCAACTGACTGTGCCTCCTCAAGACACAGGAGACACTTTTTTCGGTGGTCATGGTGGGGGTCCAGTAGTAACTACAGATTCTGATGACTATATAGACTCTGGATCAATATCTGGATTAACTGAGATTTACGAAGAACAAATTGAAGATCCTACAGGAGGAGGCACATCTTCAGCTACCTCTACATCATATTCTAATACTACTTAGTGAGTTATACAGAGCCAAAAAATCTTACAGACTGGTTTGAACGTGTTTATGTCATTAACCGACCTGACAGGCCAGAAAGGTTAAAAGCGTTTTATAAGAATATTGAAGATACAAAAGTAGCAGATCCTTCTAAAATCATTGTTTATCCTGCGGTTATGGGGGATAAAACGGCTTGCCCTAGGTATTTTCTGAGTGGTAATGGAGCTTGGGGATGCCTTAGATCTCATAGTAACATTATAGAAAACCTACTATTAGAGCAGATAAACACAGGAATAAGGGTTTATTCAGTTCTTATCTTAGAAGATGACGTTGAGTTTGTACCCAAACCGTTGTTTAGGTTACACGCATTTATGTCTGCTGTTCCTAAAAACTGGGATCAGATTTATTTGGGAGGGCAACATAGGCTTTTACCAGAACCTACAGGAATTGATAGGGTTATGAGGGGTATTTCAGTAAATAGAACGCATGCATATGCTTTAAATAGAAAAGTATTTAAATTATTTTACACCCATATTAACAATGCTGAAGAATATATAGGTAAAAAGAACCACCATATAGATCATCAGTTAGAAATAGCCCATCGAAAATTAGCGTGGAATGTGTATTGCCCACCAGTGTGGCTTGCAGGACAAGCTGAAGGAATGAGTGATGTGTGTAATTCAGAGCTTGAAGCTCGTATTTGGGACTAGTTCGTAGGTTGAATTGATCTGTAAATCCCTTATATTTATGGACCGTGCCAGCTTTAACTACACTTGATTTATACGAAACTCATTCAAAGTACCTTGACGCATCAGATAATACTCCTGATGCCTTTAGACAAGCTTTGAATGAAATAATGCCCCGTATCTACAAAATGGGGTATTGGCGAGAAATGTTGTTAGAACATTCTCAGGATGCTTCTTTAGGATACATATCTTTACCGCAAGATACTGATGCTATAGTAGCAGGTTTAATAGACAATAACCCAGTACCTACCCGTTCTGTGTGGCATGATTATAAACTTTTTGGAACTAATGATCAAGATGACACAGTTTTATCAGCTTTTATTGATGATGGTTATGCTTCTACATACAGGGATATTGAAACGGCTGAACAGTATTATTTTGAGTTACAAGCCATATCAGATGTTAATTCATCTTTACCTTCTAATGATTACAGCATAACTATTTCTTATAAAGGGTCGGGCACAGGAGATGGGTTTGATAATATTACTTTAACTGAATCAGCAACATCTTCTATTGGATTAACTCCACACCCCAATGTGTCAAGTATTGATAAGATTGTATACAAAAACATTCCCGATGGGCATTCAATAAGAGTTTTAGCTAAACGTTCTGGAGTTGATCCAATAACTTTAGCGGATATAAAAGGTGAATCAGGTGTGGTTCGTTATCGAAGATATCGAATTGGTAATGTTAACACTACTTCTACTGCTCACGTTCTTTTAAAAAGGAGATGGGAAGATGTAGATGGGAATTCTGATTTAGTTTACATGCCTTCTAACGCCATCGTTAAACATGGTTTATTAGGTAAGCTTGCTGAAGATAACGCAGACATACAGAGAGCAGCGTATCATTGGGGTTTAGTAACTCAACTATTGGAGACAGATACTGATTCATATAGAGGTGCATCTAAACCGACATTAAAAGTAGCCCCTAATGGGGTAGGATCTGGAATGACTGGAATGTATTAATTATTATGGCTAACATACAAATCAAAAGAGGACAACAAACTCAAGTTTCAATTAAGTTTAAGCCTGACGGTATTTCTGCTACAAGAAACTTTTATACTGACGATGCTCAATATACGGCTTCTTTAGTTTTAAGAAAGAAGACAGGTAGTTCCGTTTCAGGTGAAAAAATTGATACATTAGCTAGTGTGACTAGTGGGGCAAATCAAAACACCTCAGGTAGAATTAGATTCCCTCAATTAGGAGCGGATAACAGGACGGATGGGACTGAAGATAATGCTAACATTATTTTAAGGTGGGAGACCGCAGATGCTGTAGCCCTTCCTAATGAAGATATTACCATTGTTGGTGATTTAAAAATTACAGACACAGATACTAACCCTGACGAGGTTTTACATTCACTACGACTTACTTTTGATATAGTACCAGAAATTATCTAATGGCCAATGATACAGCCACTGTTACACAGACAGTTAATACAGTTACTGTCGATTCTACTTCCCAGAATAGTTTAGAGCTAAAATCTACTTCGGGGAGCTCGATTAGTTTAACTGAGAGTCCCTCAAGTTCGACTACTGTTTTAATAACTCCATCATCATCGAGTTTAAAAATAGATAGTGTTTTTGCTCCAAAGATTAGCCCTGTTTTTACAGGAACTCCTATAGCTCCTACTGCTTCTCCTGGTACTAATAGCACTCAGATCGCAACAACGGCTTATGTCGATAGTGCGGTAACTTTAGAGAATACGTTGGGAGAAATGAATGATGTCAATGTGACATCTCTTTCTGACAATGAAATACTTCAGTATGATACATCAAGTTCTAAATGGATTAACCAAACTTTAGCCGAAGCAGACATTGCTTCAGCAGCTACACTTAGCTCACATACAGGGAGTACTAGCAACCCACATAATGTTACCGCAGCTCAAGTTAACTTGGGTAATGTTACGAATGAGTCTAAGGCTACAATGTTTACAAGTCCTGTATTTACAGGCAACCCAACAGCCCCAACTCAACCATTAGGGAATGATAGTACTAGTATTGCTACAACAGCTTTTGTTGATAACGCTATAGATGCGTTGGTAGCATCAGCTCCAGGAGCTTTAGATACTTTAGCGGAGATAGCAACGTCATTAAATAATGATGACGACTTAGCGGGTACATTAACTTCATCGATAGCGACCAAGCTTCCTTTAGCGGGTGGCACGATGACTGGCAACTTAAATCTTGGAGACAACATTAAGTTGCAGCTAGGACAATCCAATGATCTTCAGATCTACCATGATGGATCAAATAGTATTATAAAAGATAATGGAACTGGCGGTTTGTTTTTATTAGCTGATGCTGCTACGTACATTTCATCACCTGCTGGAGAAAGTAAGGCGAAGTTTACTAAAGACGGAAGTGTTGAACTTTTCTACAACAACTCAAAGAAATTTGAAACCGTCTCTGGGGGGGTTGATATTACAGGAAACATTACAGTTAGCGGAACCGTAGATGGAAGGGATGTAGCTGCTGATGGGGCAAAGCTAGATGATATTGATCCTGATGCTAATAATTATGTTTTACCTTTGGCTGCTAATGGGACTAGAGGAGGAGTTCAGATAGGATATAGTACTGATTCTACTAATAGGAATTACGCAGTACAGTTAGACGGTGAGAAGATGTTTGTAAACGTTCCTTGGACGGATGCAGATACAGTTTACACTCTTCCAACAGCATCTTCTTCTGCATTAGGCGGAGTTAAAATAGGGTATGCTGAGAATGGTAAAAACTACCCTGTAGAATTAGATGCTGGAAAAATGTATGTAAATGTTCCTTGGACGGATACAGATACAGATACGGTTTACACGTTACCTCTAGCTGCCGATGGGACTAGAGGAGGAGTTCAGATAGGATATAACACTGACTCTACTAATAGAAATTACGCAGTACAGTTAGACGGTGAGAAGATGTTTGTAAACGTTCCTTGGACGGATGCAGATACAGTTTACACGTTACCTGTAGCTTCAAGCTCTGCATTGGGTGGAGTTAAGACAGGTTATAGTACTGATTCTACTAATAGGAATTACGCAGTACAGTTAGATGGTGATAACGAAATGTTTGTAAACGTTCCTTGGACGGATGCAGATACAGTTTACACGTTACCTGTAGCTTCAAACTCTGCATTGGGTGGAGTTAAGACAGGTTATAGTACTAACTCTACTGCTAGAAATTACGCAGTACAGTTAGATGGTGATAACGAGATGTTTGTAAACGTT